GAGGCGCTACCAAGCGGTCTTGAAACCAATGCAGCGATGAGCATTGAAGGCGTTGAGATCACGCAGGACGAAGATGGTGGTGTCACTTTTGACTTTGACCCGCTGCGAAACAAAGATCGTGAAGACGACTTTTTCGATAACCTTGCTGAGTTTATGGACGAATCAGAGTTGGCTGAAGTAGCCAACGACCTGATGGACCAATACAGCGCCAACAGGGCCTCCAGACACGATTGGGAGGAGGCATACTCTGACGGCCTAGAGCTATTAGGTTTCAACTACGAAGAGCGTACAGAGCCTTTTAGAGGCGCTACAGGCGTCACGCACCCTTTGCTTGCTGAAGCGGCAGTGCAGTTCCAAGCACAAGCCTTCAATGAGCTACTGCCTGCGGATGGTCCGGTTAGAACCACGGTGCTTGGGTCAACCACACATGCTAAATCTGAGCAGGCCACACGCGTAAAGAATTTTATGAATTACTACATCACTAACGTGATGGAGGAATACACGCCAGAATTTGATCAGATGCTGTTTAATTTGCCTTTGGCGGGCAGCACTTTCAAGAAAGTATACTTTGACGACGCACTGGGCCGTCCTGTCAGCAAGTTTGTACCAGCAGAGCACTTGGTGGTGCCTTACGAGACTTCAGACCTGCAAACATGCCCCTGCATAACGCACGTGGTCCGCATATCGATGAACGACCTGCGCAAACAGCAAGTCAGCGGATTCTATCGTGACGTGCCTGTGCTGCCTTCTCAGCCCAACACGGACAGCATTTCCCAAGAAACTGACTATATTGACGGCATGAGTGCGTCAAATATCGATTACGACTGCACTTTGCTTGAGTTTCATGCGGATTTGGACTTACCCGGTTACGAAAACAAAGATGAAGAAGGCGAAGAAACCGGGATCAAAGTGCCCTATATCGTCACAATCAGCGAAGAAAACAGCAAAGTATTGTCGATTCGGCGCAACTATGAGGAAGAAGATCCTCTCACGAACAAGATTCAGTACTTTGTGCATTACAAGTTTTTGCCGGGATTTGGCTTTTACGGCCTTGGTTTGATCCATACCATAGGTGGTTTATCGCGCACCGCGACTGCTGCACTACGTCAATTGATTGATGCAGGAACGCTTTCTAACTTACCTGCTGGCTTCAAGGCACGCGGCCTGCGGATCAGGGACGACGATTCACCCCTACAGCCGGGTGAATTTAGAGACGTTGACGCGCCCGGAGGGCAGATTAGAGACAGTTTGATGCCTTTGCCGTTTAAAGGTCCAGACGGCACGCTTTTCCAGCTACTGGGCTTTGTGGTGGACGCAGGGCAACGGTTCGCGACGATTACTGACATGAAGGTGGGCGATGCCAACCCCAACGCGGCTGTCGGCACCACCATCGCTATGATTGAGCAAGGCACGCGCGTAATGAGCGCCGTGCATAAGCGATTGCATTACGCCATGAAGATTGAATTCAAGATCTTGGCGCGCGTGATGAAAGAGAGTTTGCCGCCTGTGTATCCTTATGAGGTGCCGGGGGCTGAATCGACGGTTAAAGCAGAGGATTTTGATGAAAGGGTAGACGTGTTGCCCGTTTCGGACCCGAATATCTTTTCTCAAAGCCAGCGCATTGCTTTGGCTCAGACAGAGCTACAGATGGCCATGCAGGCTCCGGACATCCACAACATCCCAGAAGTATACCGCCGAGTGTATGACGCCTTGGGCGTAAAAAACTCGGACATGATCTTGCGAGCGGATACCCCGAATGAAATTGGGCCGAAAGATCCTGCACAAGAAAACATCGATACGCTTGAAAACACGGCTTTACAGGCTTTCAAGGGTCAAGACCATGCCGCACACATGCAATCACATTTGTTGTTTGTGACGGGCGGTATGGCCTCTCAAATGCCTAATGTACAGCTATCGATACAAAAACACCTACTGAACCACATCCAGTTACAAGCGGAGGAGCAAGCAGAACAAGCGTTTATGCAGCAGAATCCAAATGTGACGTTGACAGATTCCGCAACGAATCAGCCGTACCAGATGATGGTTGCTCAGTTTGTGGCGCAGGGCACTCAGCAGTTGGTTGATTTAGGCAAACAAATCCAGCAAGCCGGTCAACCGCAGGGGCCAGATCCTTTGATACAACTCAAGCAGCAAGAGTTGCAATTGAAGTCTCAGCAAGAGCAGAACGACATGGCGATGGAGCAGCAAGAGCTACAGTTTGAAAGAGAAAAACTTGCCCAGCGTGAGGCACAGTTCCAACAACGCTTGCAAAGCCAAGAAACGCAGACGGCTGCTCGCATCGACGCCGGTATGCAGCGTGAACTATTGAAACAACAACGAGGTGATGTATGAGCAGAGTAAAAATCATGGGTGGGCCGATCAAAGAGCCGCCCAAGCCTGTAGGCAAAGCCGAAATCCAAGGACAAGGCAGCATTCCTTACGCACAAACCATCGAAGAGCCAACTCCGGATACGATGTTTGCTAAGGTCACCACCGGCAAGAAACGAGGCATGGGTGCAGCAGAGCGGGGATCACGCTTCACGAGTGCATAGGGTGTTTGATTTCTTGCGATAAAGAAGCGACAATATCCGATATCGTCAGACATTGAGGATACTTGATTGGACGGTATCGATATTGTGCAGTTTGTTCGTAGGACGCTGCTAGATCGCAAGGCCCAAATTACGGCACTTTTGTCGGAAGGCGGGATAAAAGACATGGAACATTACAGAGAGTGTATGGGCGAGATTCGCGCTTGCGATTACATGCTTGTAGAACTTTCTGAAATGCTAGACAGACAGGAATCATTTGATGACTGATGCGACAAAGCCTTTGGATATTTCCAAAGCATACGTTCCTGAAGAGGAGCGCGTACTTGATCCCACTCTTATAGACGCTGCAATTATAGATAGATTACCCCAGCCTACTGGCTGGCGTGTATTACTGCTGCCTTTCAAAGGCAGAACGCGTAGTAAGGGCGGTATTATTCTCAACACCAAGACACTAGAAGAAGATGCAATTCAAACAAACGTAGGGTTGGTGCTTCGTCTGGGTCCTGATGCATACGACGGCAAAAGATTTCCAAACGGGGCGTGGTGCCAAGAGAAGCAGTGGGTGATTTTTGCTCGCTACGCTGGCTCACGGTTTCGTTTGAATGATGAAGACGCTGCTAGGTTTGGCAGTGAGGTTAGGATTCTCAATGATGATGAGATTCTAGCCACAATTCTTGACCCTGATGATTTACACCATAACTGAGGGACATGCAGATGAGTGAAGGAAAAGCTGCCCATGAGGCCGATGACGGCCAAGTGGATTTAGATTTTGATGAAGAAGCGCAAGAAGTAGAGATTGAAGCGCCTGCGCAGGCGGGGGCAACGGAAGAACAGGTTGCGCAGGTTGAAGACGATGACGAACATGAAAAGTACAGTCAAAGTGTTCAAAAACGCATAAACCAACTTACCAAGCGTGCAAAAGAAGCGGAGCGCGAAAGAGAAGAAGCACTCCGTTACGCACAAACGGTGCAAAGTGAAAACACGAACGTAAAGCAACGACTCCAAAATCTAGACCAGAATTATCTGGCAGAATACGGTCATCGTGTTGTTTCTGAGCAAACAAGGGCAAAAGAAGAGCTTAAAAGCGCAATTGAAACAGGTGATGTAGATCGCCAAATGTCGGCGCAAGAGCGAATTGCTCAACTAAGCATTGCTGCGGACAAGCATGCGCAAGCTAAAGCGCAACGAGAAGCACAAGCTGCCCAGCAGCAGGCATACGTGCAGCAGCAAGAAGAGCAGCAACAATACGTTCCGGCTCCCACTCAAGCTGCCCCAGACCCCAAGGCAGAGGATTGGGCTTCAAAAAACGAATGGTTTGGTACAGACGACGCGATGACGTTTGCGGCGTTTGGATTACACAAGAAATTAGTGCAGGAAGAAGGGTTTGACCCCTCTAGTAATGATTACTATGATGCGCTAGATTCACGAATGAAAGATGCTTTCCCGCATAGATTCCCAGATGAATCGGTGGAAGTGTCGCGAAATAATCGTTCTGGTCAGTCTGTAGCGGGTGTATCCCGTGGAAAGTCTTCATCAGGACGCGGCAAAAAGGTTCGTCTCTCCCCGAGCCAAGTAACGATTGCCAAAAGATTGGGAGTGCCACTCGAAGAGTACGCGAAATACGTGAAGGAAGGACAATGACGGATAATCAACAAGATGAAATTGATGCTATCAAGAGAACTTCCCGCGCTAAATCATCACGGGCTACACAGGTAAAAAGAAAACCGTGGAGTCCACCGTCTAAACTAGACGCGCCCCCTGCGCCAGAAGGGTTCAAACATCGTTGGATACGTGCGGAAGTACGTGGATTTGAGGACAGGACGAATATTTCTTCTCGTATGCGAGAGGGCTATGAGCTTGTTCGACGCGATGAATACCCGGATTTTGAGGCACCTACTATTGAATCAGGGAAATATGAAGGCGTGTTTGGTGTTGGCGGGTTGCTTCTGGCAAGAATCCCGTTGGAAACGGTTGCAGAACGAACTGAATATTTTGAAAGAAAGAATGCAGATCAAATTGAAGCTATTGAAACGGACGTTCTTCGCGAGAATGCACACTCAACTATGGTGATTGACAAACCAGAACGTCAATCCCGTGTAACTTTTGGTGGTCCTCGTAAGTAAGCTTTTAGGAGCAAAACATGGCAAATCAAGAAACCGCTTACGGGCTTCGACCTATCGGATTGGTAGGAGCTTCTGCTAATTCAACCGGCATTACTCAATATGAGATTGCTAGCAACAACACTAACGCTATCTTTCAATTCAGCATCGTAGTACCTACGGCTGCTGGTGTGATCGATCAAGCTGGTGCCACTGACGGTGGTACAACGGCTGCGCTAGGTGTGTTGATGGGTGTTGAATATGTAGATTCTGTATCGAAAAAGCCCGTCTTTATAAACTATTGGCCCGGATCTAACAGCGTGAGCGTTGACACGAATTTTCCTGTCAAAGCACTCGTTGCAGATAATCCAATGCAAACTTTCCAAGTAGCGACCGATGCAACGATTACGTCTAGAGCAACCGCTCTGACCGCAGTCTTTGCTAACGCAAGCCTTGGTACGTCAGCACGGACCGGCAGCACGGATACCGGACGCTCAAACTCAGCGTTGGGTGTGTCTACAATCGCAACTACGGCTACACTGCCGCTGAAGATCATGGGTATCGTCGATGACGACGCCAACAGTGATTTTACAGCAGCCGGTATTCCGTTGATTGTGCGAATTAATGCACACTACAACTCTCCGAATGCGCGTTTCGATTCACAAACCACTGCCACCACAACTGGCATTTAACGGGAGAATCTAAATGGCTATTACTCGCGCTCAATTAGCGAAAGAGCTAGAACCCGGACTAAATGCATTGTTCGGGCTGGAATATGATCGTTACGATCAGGAACACGCCGAAATATTTGACGAAGAAACTTCAGACCGCGCGTTTGAAGAAGAAGTCATGCTTTCGGGCTTTGGTACTGCCCCTGTGAAATCAGAAGGCGGCGCAATCTCATTCGATTCCGCGCAGGAAACATACACTGCACGATATTCGCACGAGACAATAGCGTTGGCTTTTTCAATCACCGAGGAAGCTATCGAAGATAACCTCTATGACAAGTTGGCTGCACGGTATACTCGTGCGCTGGCGCGTTCTATGTCACAAACCAAGCAGATCCGTGCGGCTAGCGTACTGAACAATGCGTTCAGCACTGGTAGCCCAATCGGTGACGGTTCGGCTTTGTGTGCAGCAGATCACCCGTCTATTTCGGGAGATCAGACGAACGTACTGGCCACTGCCTCCGATCTCAATGAAACGTCTCTAGAGCAGATGTTGATTGATATTGCTGGCTTTACCGATGAGCGGGGCTTAAAAATTGCTGTTCGCGGAATGAAGTTAATCATTCCAAAAGAATTGCAGTTTATTGCAGAGCGAGTTTTGAACTCAGCACTGCGTCCCGGCACTGCCGACAATGACACCAACGCGCTGAAGTCTATGGGCATGCTGCCCGAAGGAGCGGTTGTAAACCACTTCCTGACGGACACAGACGCGTTCTTCGTCAAGACAGACGCACCAAACGGCTTCAAGCTGTTTCAAAGAACCCCCATCAAAACTGCGATGGAAGGCGACTTTGATACGGGTAACATGCGCTTTAAAGCGCGTGAACGTTACTCGTTTGGCGTTTCTGATTGGAGATCCGTTATCGGAACTCCCGGCGCATAAGTTTGTAAAAACTTGTGGAAAAGAAGGGGCACATTGTTGCCCCTTTCTTTTTTGTGTATATTCAAACAATCCCTGACAGGTGCATACCGCGCCTGACACTAGCCAAGACAGGAGATACTCATGGCGAATACAACTTTTACAGGACCAGTGCGTTCCGAAGGCGGCTTTCAAGTTGTCTCTAAAAATGCAACAACCGGCGCTTTCACAACGGTAGCGAACACAGCTTCTACTGGCATCGTTACAAACAAATATGTGAAGCACGTTGGCTTTGCTACAGGTGTAACGGTCAACACTACGGCGGGTGACAGTCCGACCATTGGTCAGTTCACGCAGCCTGCAAACACGATTATTACCGACATTAAGATCTTCTGCGACACTGCACCAGTTATTGGTACGGGTGACATTGGTTATGAAGTTGGTACATCTTCTTCTGGCGCACAGATTGTTGCGGCGGTGACTGATGAGATTTTGGACGGCGGCACAACTGTTGTCGTACACAACGTTACAACGACTACTTTAGTTGCTCAGACGCAAAGCGGCACTACCGCTCCTGCTTCTGTTCAATATACAGATACTGAAAGGACTATTTTCTGCAACATCACGAATACTGTTGATGCAACCACTGCGGGTTCTTTTACGTTCATTATTGAATACGTGCAGATCGCGTAATAGGAGAACGTTATGTCTGGAGCTTCTGATGTAATTGCGGTCACCATAACCGCAGACACTCTGGCGGCGGATGACAACGGTATTTCTGCGGATGCCGCTGTTGGAAACAACGCCGCACTCACTATCGGCGGAGCTTTGGCTGACGGCGGATCTGTAACGTTGAGCAATGCCCGTAAGGTCACTATTACTTCGGCTGGAGATGATGATGAAATATCTTTCACCATCGTAGGCACTGATATAAATGGTACCGCGCAGACAGAGTCTCTTACTGGCGCAAACGCAGGCGTTGCCACTAGTTCAAAGTTTTTTCTGACGATCACGTCTATTACAGCGGTCGGTGACCCAGCGGGCAACGTAAAGGCCGGTATCAGTGCGGATTCCTCAAGCATTGTGTTTTCGGGTAGATCACGTTTGAAAGGCGCTTTCCTTACTAGCACCGCGACGGCGGGGACTATTGATTTTATTAATACCTCCACTGCTGGAACGAGTCTAATGAAGATCAGTTCTGTCGCCTCTGCAACCGCAACGCGTGATGTAGTAATCCCGGAAAACGGCATCTTGTTTACGGATGGGATTTATTTGCAATACACCGTGTCTTCTTTTTTAACCCTGACAGTTTTTCATGCTTAGGTATAAGGAACTTTTGAATGGCAACAACCAAGGACGCTAAAAGACTTCCATCTGGTCGCATCAAATACCGTGGTGAGACGTTTGCTGGTTTTAACAAGCCAAAAAGAACGCCCGGTAAGACCAAGAAAAGTGCTGTTCTTGCTAAAAAAGGTAGTGAAATCAAGCTGGTTAGGTTTGGTGATCCGAAGATGTCGATCAAAAAAGATCAGCCCGGCAGACGGGCTAATTTTCGCGCTAGGCACAAGTGTGATACGGCAAAAGATAAATTTTCGGCAAGATATTGGTCTTGTAAGGCATGGTAATGACACGAGCTAGTATGCCAAAAGGGCTTAGTTACTACCGGAAAGGTGGTGCAGCGTCCAAAAAAAGCAAAGGCAGTAAGATTTGCCCGGAAGGTAAAGCTTGGGCGAAGCGAACGTTTGATACTTATCCGTCTGCTTACGCCAATCTTGCTGCAAGTAAGTATTGCAAAGATCCCAACTACGCCAAAAAGTCTAAAGGCGGCAAAAGAAAAGGTCGCTGATGGGTGAATTAAAAAAGTGGTTGAAACAAAACTGGGTTCGTATCGACAGCGAAGGAAATATTGTCGGCAAATGTGGCACGTCCCCGGATAAGAAAATGCCAGATCGCTGTTTGCCTGAGTCCAAGGCACGATCTTTGACGAAAGCAGAGAGAGCCGCGACTGCACGCAAGAAGAAAAGGGAAGGCAAAAAAGGCAAGACCGTTGTCAAAAACACCAAGCGGGCGACGGTCAAAAACATGAACGCGGGCGGAGAGGTCCGACAAGAAATTGCTAGAGGGTGCGGGGCTGTACTAGAGAACCGCAGAAAGAAAACTAAGTACCTGTGAGGTATATATGTCTGTCGTAAATCTGGGCAACGGTGCCCCAAAAAAGAAAACAGCTAAGAAAAAAGCCACTAAAAAAGCGCCTGCGATGAAAAGCAAGGGTATGGCCAACGGTGGTGCCATGATGAAGTCTAAAGGCATGAAAAATGGCGGTGCCATGATGAAGTCCAAGGGCATGAAAAATGGCGGTGCCATGATGAAGTCCAAGGGCATGAAAAATGGCGGCAAGGTGTCCAAAATGAAATCTAAGGGCTATCGCCAAGGTGGTAAGGTAAGCAAATAAAATATGCCATACCTTCAATCTAACATTCCGCACTTTAAGTGCTGGGTGCGAAAAGAATTTACACATAATCACGAGGGATATCATGGCGAGTTTTTACACGCCATGGCCATAGGCGTCACAACGATGCCTTGCAGATGCCTGAGTTTTCAGATGATCTTTACGGGCATAGAGGCCGATGGTGAAGAAGAGGACACCGTACACGGAGGAGCGATGTGGGCAAGAATGCCGATCACCGCTCTTGTTGCGGACATCCCGTTGGAAGAATGGCCCGCGCCGATGGCGGTACATGACGCCCAGCCTTGGGATTGTTCTTCTCACTATCACGCTGTTTATGTCTTAGATCGTGCAACGCCATGCCCTTGGATGGCAAAAATTGCTGGAGAAATGTATCCAGCGAAATACCTTTTCACAGTAGACTATACTGAGAGTGAAATTGCGGATGACCCAGCACAGCACAAACAAAGTCACGTGCTGCAACTTTTAGATGCGGGGGAGTGGACAGGTAACATCGTTGCATTACCAAACAACCGGGTACGAGTAACGCACCCAGCATGGTTTGAAACGGGTACAGGCGCTCCAGATTTTAAGCCTTCGGCGCACATACATTACTCGAAGTCTGATTTAGACTACGTGCTTGATGTGAACCGTGTATTCGATAACTTATACAATGACAACGAGTAGCAGCAAAAATTTTGAGATTGATGTAGCCGAGTACATTGAAGAAGCGTTTGAGCGTTGCGGACTAGAGCTTAGGACCGGCTACGACCTGAAAACGGCAAAAAGATCTATGAACTTGTTGTTTGCTGATTGGGCAAACAGGGGCCTGAATCAGTGGACGATTGATCAAACCTCTATCACGGTTGCGTCGGGTGTTAGCGAATACCCGGCGGGAACTCTCACTTTGTCAGTCGGTGCTTCCGCTAGTTTTACGGTCGGAGAGACGATAACTGGGGGCACCAGCGCCGCCACGGCGTCAATCACTAGTAAGCCTACAACTACCTCTGTGGCCACAACGATCCCGGTCGGTACTTTCTCTAACGGTGAAACGATTACGGGAGGCACCAGCGCCGCCACTACCACTGTTTCGGCTGTTCAAGATCTATCGGACGTGCAATCCACGATTGACATATTGTCAACGGTCGTAACCCGTGACGGCACAGATTTTGCGATTGACCGTTTGAGTCGATCAGAGTTTTTGAACATACCTACCAAAACGCAGACGGGCCGACCTAATCAATTTTTTCTTGATAGGCAAATTACCCCGGTACTGAAAATTTGGCCGGTGCCGGACAACAGCACGGACATACTGAAGTTCAATCGTCTGACTCGGATCGAAGACGCAGACGCCTTCACGAATACCGTGGATGTGCCGTTTCGTTTTTACCCGTGTTTAGCGGCGGGACTAGCTTATTACCTGTCGATGAAAAAAAATCCACAGATGATGACGATGCTAAAAGCAGTTTATGAAGAAGAGATGATACGCGCCATGGAGGAGGACCGAGATCGTGCGTCCTTCAAGATATCACCTCCCACGTATAGATACGGAGCGTAGCCATGGGGTTTGCATCAGGTAAAAACGCTTACGGTATCTCAGATCGCTCTGGTTTTCGCTACAAGCTCAATCGCATGCGTAAAGAATGGAACGGTAGTCTTGTAGGGTTTGATGAGTTTGAGCCAAAACAGCCGCAACTTTTGCCTTTGCCAAGGGTCGACGACCCGCAAGCTTTGAAAAACCCTCGACCAGACCGAGTCGAGCCAATGGTTGTGTCGGTTGGCGTTCCGGTTGTCGGGATCAACCCTTTTGTGCCTGTAAAAGCTTCTGGACTTGTTGGTGAAGTAACGGTGGTGACGACATGAGTTTTACTTTAGCTACTCTCAAATCTGCGGTACAAGACTACTGCGAAACCGCTGAAACGACTTTTGTTGCAGGATTAGACACGTTTATTGAAGAAGCCGAAGAACGAATACTAAAAAACGTTTCTTTACCAGTTTTTCGCAAAAACGTGACTGGTAACGCAACCACAGGTTTTCCTTATCTAGCTACGCCGTCAGACTTTTTAGCGTCGTACAGCTTGGCTTTGATCATTGATAGCGTGTACACCTATCCTTTATTCAAACATACGACGTTTATTCGGCAATACACGCCAAACGCTAATACCACTGGTCCTACGCAGTACTACGCCCTGTTCGACGACAATACTTTTTTGCTAGCACCAACGCCTGCGTCTGACTATGCGTTCGAGTTGCACTACAAGTACCGCCCTGCGTCTTTGACCACTACTTCCGGCACAAGCACCACTTGGTTGTCCGATAATGCTCCTGATGCTTTGCTGTATGGCACGCTCGTAGAGGCTGCTACCTTCTTGAAAAATCCAGAAGAAGCGGCTCAATACGAACAACGGTTCTCGCAAGCTGTCGCGTCACTCAAGGCTTTGGGCGAAGGTTACGGTTCTAGAGATGAATACCGATATGACATTGCTAGGGGGTAAACTTGGCTTTGTTTGAGGCATCAAGTCTTGAGGTTGGTAGCGTTGTAGTGGCAACTACACAAGACAAAGGACACGACCCTGAGTTTTGGGCGAAAGCTGCGGCGGATAGGATTGTGAGCGTTGGCGGTAACTGCCATCCTTTGATTGCGCAACAGGCAGAGGCTTTCAAAGAATCGGTACAAGCAACGGCGGTTTTTTACATCAAAGAGGCGATAAAAAGCGATAGGACGACCTTGATTGCAGAGCTAGAAAAACAAGGGCACGCTGACATGGCAAACATAATTAGGAGTCTGTAATGGCGATAACGACAGCAATGTGTACTACCTTCAAAAAAGAAATTTTAGAAGCTGTTCACAATTTTAAAAATACGGGTGGTAGCACCTTCAATCTTGCGTTGTACACAAGCTCTGCCTCTTTAGGCGCAGGTACTACGGCATATACCACGTCGAACGAAATATCTGGTACAGGCTACACCGCGAAAGGTGCATCACTCACTCGTGTTGATCCTAGCAACGATGGGACTACTGCCATAACAGACTTTTCTGATTTAACGTTTAGCTCTAGCACGTTAACCGCGCGTGGAGCATTGATCTTCAATGACAGTGCTTCCGGTGATCCTGCGGTATGTGCTTTGGATTTTGGTGCTGATAAGTCCTCCAGTTCAGGGGATTTCACCGTGCAGTTTCCAGCAGCAGATGCATCGAATGCGATTATTCGCATCGCATAGGGAATGGCTAATGTCACGGGCTGGGGCAGAGGCACTTGGGGCCAAGGCGCTTGGAATGAAGCAATTCCTGTTGAAGTCACGGGTGTTGCAGGCACTGGCGCGGTTACGACTGTCACAGTCAGCGCAGACGCAAATGCCACTGTCACAGGCGTTTCTGGCACAGGGGCAATCGGGTCAGTCACAATCGTCCAAGGGACGGGTGTCGACGTTTCTGTCACAGGCGTGGTTGGAACTGGATCTGTCGGAACGGTTACTGTATCCGCTGATGCGAATGCTAGTGTTACTGGCATTGTTGGCACTGGAGCCGTTGGCTCGGTTACAGTTACGGGTACGGCAAATGTTTCTATCACTGGAGTCCAAGGTGACTCTGTTGTTGGAAATGTTGCCGTTGCAGCAGATGCAAACGTTTCTGTCACGGGTGTTTCAGCGACAGGAGCGATAGGGTATTTCCTTGTTTATGGCATCATAAATGATGGCCAAGACCCCAACTGGGGTACTATAACGGATAGTCAAACACCAAGTTGGACTGCTGTCACCGACAGTCAAACACCGAATTGGGAAGAGGTAGCGTAATGGTACGCAGGGTCAAGAAAGTTATTAAGGGATTAGAGAAAGCCTCTAAGACACACAAGAAGCAAGCTGAAACGCTCAAGAAGCATGTGGCGTCTATGAAGAAGCCAAAGCCTAAGACTAAAAGTCGGAGAAGATAAATGGCAACTTACGTTAACGATTTACGCCTGAAAGAGATATCTACTGGCGATGAGGCAGGTACATGGGGCACCAGTACAAACACCAACCTTGAGTTGATTGCAGAGGCATTTAGTTTTGGCACCGAAGCTATTACGACGAATGCTGATACTCATACTACTACTATTGCTGATGGGTCTACTGATCCGGGCCGCAGTCTCTTCCTCAAATACACTGGCACTCTTGATTCAACTTGCACCATCACTATAGGGCCAAACACGGTCAGCAAGCTCTGGTTTATTGAGAACGCAACCAGCGGATCACAGTCGATCATCATTAAACAAGGCTCTGGTGCCACCGTTACTATCGCTAATGGTCAGACCAAAGCGATTTACAGTGACGGCGCAGGCTCTGGTGGCGCGATGGTAGATGCTCTCCAAGACCTGTCTGTGCCTGATTTGTTCATTGACGATGACCTGACGTTTACCTCTGACAGCGCAGTCATCACGTTTGGCGCAGATGGCGATACTACGCTCACGCACACAGACGGTTCTGGCCTAACGCTTAATAGCACCAACAAGATTATGTTCAACGATGCGAGCCAGTTCATACAAGGCTCAAGCGCGACTGTCTTGGCGCTAGGTGCTACAGATGAGATTGATCTGACTGCGACGCTCATAGACATCAACGGTAACGCTGACGTATCAGGCACTGTGACCGCGACAGGCACTTCTGTGTTTGCCAGCTTAGACATCTCAGGCGATATAGACGTTGACGGCACAACTAATCTGGATGTCGTGGATATTGATGGTGCTGTGGATATGGCTTCTACGCTGCAAGTGGATGGTGCTATTACGTCTTCTGCTGGCGCTACGATTACGGTTGCTGACAACACAGACAATTTATCTCTTATAAGCACAGACACCGATGACAACTCTGGCCCCAATCTGCGTATGTACAGATTCTCAGCCAACCCTGCTGATGCAGATGTTATTGGTCAAATAGACTTTGAAGGTCGCAATGACAACACACAAGACGTTCGCTATGGCTTCATAAGCGCAAAAATCACCGATGCTTCTGACGGCACGGAGGACGGGCAGTTACGCTTCTTCACGATTGCGGGCGGCACAGAAACCGAAACCATGACTTTGAATTCGGGCAACGTCGGCATCGGCACCACTAGCCCCCAAGCAGCAAAGTTCTCAGGTTCGGCTGTTGGCATCCTTGAACTAGCTAACACTAAGCCAGTTATAAATATCCATGAAACAGATGTTACAGATGCTGAATTCTTCATGGGCATGTCTGGCGGTAGCGCAGTTATAGGCACGTCAGGCAACGGTCTGATGATTTTCCAGACTGGTACTAGCTCCACGAGCGAACGCATGCGCATCGACTCAAGTGGCAACGTGGGTATTGGCAACAGTAACCCAGCAGCTTTTAATTCGCTTAGTGGAAAACATGTAGTAATAGGTTCTGGCGCTGAGGCAAATACTTTAACACTGTTTTCAGATGATACGAATGATGCAAACGGCTTCGGTCACGTTGCTTTTGCTGACTCAAATGCATCAGGCTCTACGGCTCAGTATGCTGGATTGATCCAGTACAAGCATAGTGATAATACCATGAGGTTTTATACCAACGCCTCAGAAAGCATGCACATAGACTCCAGCCAGCGGCTACTAATTAACACAACATCAATTTTGAGCAGTTCATCAGCAAAACTTCAAGTTTTGCAAACCGTATCTGCTCATTGGACACAACGCATTAACAACAGCACTGGGAGTCCTTACGGACTTGCTATTGATTACACTTCGGTAAACCCTAACGGCACAGACAATCATTTTATATACTGCACTTCCACAACGGGAGCAAAATTTGGTGTTTACTCAAACGGAGGCGTACTTAATTATTCAGGTAATAACGTCAACCTGTCTGACCGAAATGCTAAGAAAGATATTACGATTCACACAGACAATGAGTGGAATTGCGTTAAGGCATGGGAGATTGTTGACTACCGCTATAAGGATGAGGCAGATGACTCACCTGTAAAGATTGGCGTTATCGCACAGCAGATTCAAGAGCATTGCCCTGATTTAGTTAATGTATTTCAAGAGCAAGCTGACGCGGTAGAAGAAGTTCTTGGCGAGGACGGTGAAGTAGTTACAGAGGCTAAAGCAGCCGTTGAAGAACGCATTGGTGTCAATGAAGCGCAGATGATGTGGAAGGTGACTAAAGCCTTGCAAGAAGCTATGACCCGCATTGAAACCTTAGAGGCTAAAGTACAAACACTGGAGAATAACTAATGGCTACTTTCACTTGGGTCATATCGACTTTAGAACGAGACCTACTACCCGAAAATATGAACGGCGCTGTCGTCGTCGCTCACTGGGTATGCAATGCAGAGCAGATAGACGGTGACGATTCCTTCCGCGCTCATACTTACGGGACGTGTAGCTTCACGCCTGATCCCACGGCGTCAGGCTATATCGCTTACGACGATTTGACCGAAGCTGATGTGATTGGATGGGTTCAGGCTGACGTTGGCAAAGATACTGTCGAAGCAGGACTGCAAGCTAACATTGACGAGCAAATTACACCAGCCACGGCTAACGGAGTACCTTGGTAATGAGCGAAGAACAAAAGATTGTCATTAACGACGAAGAGCATAACGTGTCAGACCTGACCGTTGAGACCCAGATGCACGTTGCGCGTGTTGCTGAGATCCGGCAAGAAATCGCACGTTTGCAAATGCAGATCAACGAGCGTCAAGTCGTACTGAATGCTTACGGTGACGCTATTATCAATGCAGTTAAGCCTGCTGAAGATGAAGAGTCAGAAGCAGAAGTAGCGGTTCAGTGACACCCACTGAGAAAGCCATAGCGCAAATTGAAGCGCATGAGCGAGAGTGTACCGTGCGCTACGAAGCTATCGAAAAGCGCCTCGCTTCTGGCAGCAAACGATTTGATCGTCTCGAAATGATGATTTGGGGGGTCTACGTCACAGTGATTGTAGCTGTAGCTTTACCGCAATTTATGTGAGGTAAGTCCTATGGTGATCGAATCTGTTGCAGCGGCGGGGTTGCTGCTAAACCAAATTAACCAAGTAATTCAACAGGTTAACGAAACAGGTTCGGGCGTGCAGCAGGCGATGGGACTGATCTCCGACTTTGGAGAAGCCCTTAACACGTTTGAAGTAGACCGTAAAAACTCTACGTTCAAGGCTCTTAGCCAAAATGACATCCTCAAAATACAAATGCTTCGTAGGCAGTATGAGAGGCATTGGCAAAGCGTAAATGACTTGCTTTTGGTTGCCGACCCGAAGCTCTTGGAGGATTTCAAAAGGGCCAAAAAAGAACAGGAAGAAGCACGACAGAGGCACATAGCTATGTTAGCTCGAAAGAAAAAAGCGCGTGCTATTCTTATCAGCCAGATTTTAGTAGGAGGAACGACGCTCCTGATTGGGGGGTCAATAGCGGTTGGGGCCATAGTGTTAATCATTAAGATATTCGGATGATAATGGCGTTCCTGCTAGTTATGCTGGTCGAAGGCGAACAAGTCGCGGGCCAGTTTCACTTCCGTAACATCCACAGGTGCAATCAATTTGCTTATTGGCTAGAGCAGGGAACTATCAAGCCTGTAGAAGGCAAGCGGTTGAACAATCAGCAAAACATTACAGCCTACTGTATCCCTGTTAAAGTCAGGCCAAACATAAAATTCTATGACTGATATGGCAGCAAAGAAGCTACAAGAAGGTTCTGAATACGCCGAATACGATGCGGATGGTGATGGCATTGTTACTGACGAAGAGCTACAAACTAGCAGAGAGCTACAAGAACTACGATTACGGCATGAACGAGCAGACGCTCAACGTGCTATGAGTTGGTTTGCGCTATGGGGCATGTTGCTCTATCCAAGCCTTGTGGTTGTCAGTGAGTTCTTTGGGATGAATCAAGCTGCATCTATTTTGGGCGATATGGCAGCAGTTTATTTTGTGAGTGTTGCAGGCATCCTAGCTGCGTTTTTTGGCGCACAAGCATGGTCAAATAGGAAATAGATTATGAGTATTGTTGCATCGCTCGTTGGGCCGGTCACTGGGCTGCTGGACAAGTTCATAGAAGACAAAGACCAGAAGAACGCTTTAGCCCATGAGATAGCGACGATGAGTGAAAGACACTCGCATGAGGCACTCAAGGGCCAGCTTGAAATCAATAAGATGGAAGCGGCACACAAGAGCTTGTTTGTTGCTGGGTGGCGACCTGCCATCGGTTGGATCTGTGCGCTGGGCCTACTCTACAACACCATCATTGCCAACATAATTAGTATCTGGGTAGATGTGCCAGAAGTGGATACAACGCTTCTTGTGCCCGTTATGATGGGTATGCTCGGATTGGGCGCTATGCGCTCCTACGAGAAGGTTAATTCCGTGGCACGGGAGAAGTAATGAGCAAGCTTGTTGAAATGATCAAACGCCATGAAGGCGTCAGGTCTAAAGTTTATATGTGCAGTGCTGGGTATGAAACCATAGGTGTCGGCAGAAATATCTCAGAGTCTGGCCTTGGGCTATCTGACGATGAGATCGAATACTTGTTGGCGAATGATGTAGCGCGAGTAAAAAGCGAGCTTGCCGACACATACTTCTGGTTCAACGGCATCAACGAAGCGCGTCAGGATGCAATGATTGATATGTGTTTCAACCTTGGTCTGACCAGATTGCGTGGTTTTGTAAAGGCTCTTGAGGCTATGTCACGCGAACAGTTCGATATAGCTGCTGATGAATTTATGGACAGCAAGTGGGCGAAACAAGTAGGCATGAGGGCTGTGAGGGTGACCGAAATGATTAGATCTGGAGAATATGCATAATGGCTAAAAGCACTCCTGGAACAGCGGGATCAAAAGGCGGTGGGAATGTTGTTCCTAGTACAGGGTTTCCTACTAGAGGGGGTGTTTTAAGAAGTCAGATTCCTGCTGGAAGAGGCACGGTTCCTGATAATTATGACTACGGAAGAAACATGCCTCGCAGATTTCCTAGTCCACAACCCAGATATCCAATGCCGAGAAATCCTTACAGTCAACCGCCAAATCGTTATGGTGGGATGCAAGGCCCAACAGGGTTGGGTGATTTCTTATCTAGACAGCCAGCAATAAGTCAAAGACAGATTGATCCTGCTACAGGGTTTCCTGTTCAGACGAGTTCTGGCAAAGGCGGCTCTAAAGGTGGGGCAAGGACTTTCAATCCAGAGTCGCAAGCTGTGGTAGATTATTATAACAGGAATCCAGACCCCACCCTTGGGAAGTCTTTACCGCCACCCACATATGGCACGGTCACTGGACTGCCATCGGGATTAACACCTGAACAAGCAAGAATTCGTCAAGAGGAACTGTCATCAAGGACAGGTGGTGGGTTTTCAAGATTAGCACCTTCACCTTCTCAACCTCCAAACCTTGATCTTTATCCAACTCCAAGACCTACACTTTCGCCTACACCTAATGTTCAAGTATCCGACTTATTTATGGACGCTGTGGAAAGCGCCCCGTTTTTTGGCAACAACCCACCGCCAAGATTGACTCAAGGTTTGCCGGAAAGACCGATGTTTCAGACTCAAGGGCCAGGCAGTAGGACAAAAAGCTTAATGGGAGAAATAACTCAATCACCCAGATATCAAGCGATGCAGATGGGGCAAGCTGGTGGGAGGCCAAACGTCAGGCCAACGATGAACGTCGGTAAGGCAACGGGTGGCCCTGTAGGGTTAGCTTCGTTGATTGGTCAATACTAAATGACGCTGGCGAAGGTACAGTTCGCCCCAGGCGTTAACAAAGAAGGCACCGAATACACAGCCGATGCTGGCTGGTTTGACTCTGACAAGATCAGGTTCAGGCAAGGCCGAGTAGAAAAGATTGGCGGTTGGACTAAGTACTCTGATCAAAGCTTTCTTGGTGTGTGCCGATCACTTCATCACTGGGCTTCGCTCGAATCAATAAACTACATTGGGATTGGCACCAATCTAAAGTTCTATGTAGCAGAAGGCTCTGGATACAACGATGTCACACCGATCAGGCTGACCACTAGCGCGGGTGACGCGACCTTTGCAGCTACTAATGGTTCCTCAACTATCACCGTCACTGAGACTGCACACGGTGCAGTGGTCAATGACTTCGTTACCTTCTCTGATGCAGCATCTTTGGGCGGTAATGTAATCGCATCGGTCTTAAATCAGGAGTATCAAATTGCTTCTGTGCCCACGACAAACACCTTCACCATCGTGGCGAAAGATACTAGTGGTGCGACTGTGACCGCCAACGCAAGCGACAGTGGCAACGGTGGTAGCTCAACAGTGGCTGCGTATCAGATCAATACAGGTCTGAACACGTTTGTTCAAGGCACTGGCTGGGGTGCTGGCACATGGGGTTCTGGCACTTGGGGTAGCTCTAGCAGTGTTGCTGCTGCCGGTCAGTTGCGCTTGATTAGTCAGGATAACTTTGGTGAGGACTTGATCTTCAACATCAGGGGTGGCGGCATCTTCTACTGGGACGAGTCTTCTGGTACTGGTGCTAGAGCGATCAACGCCACAGCTTTGGGCAGCGCATCTAATGTGCCAACCGTTGCGTTGCAGGTTTTAGTTTCTGATATAGATCAACACGTTATAGCGTTTGGCACTAACCCGATTGGCTCATCCAACATTGATCCATTGTTTATACGCTTCTCAGATCAAGAGAACGCTGCTGACTGGACGCCAACAGCAACAAACACTGCTGGTGGTGTACGAATAAACTCCGGCTCCCAGATCGTTGGTGCTGTTCAAACAAGGCAAGAGATCCTTGTGTTTACAGATGTCAGCCTTCACTCAATGCGATTTGTAGGTGCCCCGTTCACATTCCAGTTTGCAACGCTAAGCACTGACATATCTATGATCTCACCTAACGCAGCGGTAAACGCTAGAGGTTCGGTCTACTTCATGGATTCAGGTGGTTTTTATGTCTACAACGGGTCAGTCCAGCCACTGCCGTGTAGCGTAAAAGAGCATGTCTTTTCTAATCTCAACAAGGGCCAAGCGTTCAAGGTGTTTGCTGCCGAGAACAATGACTTCTCAGAGGTCATATGGTTCTACCCAGTGGGTACAGGCGACACAGAGATTACGAACTATGTATCGTACAATTACGCAGAGAATCTTTGGGCTGTTGGGACGTTGGATCGGGGCGCATGGATGGGTTACTCGCAAGCCTCGAACCCTATCGCGTCATCTGTGAATACTGGGGTGACAGATGCTAATTACCTGTACAACCAAGAAACTGGATTCGATGATGACGGATCAGCCATGACTGCGTTTGTAGAGTCAGGTGATCTTGAGATTGCTGAAGGTGATCGCTTTATGATGATCAGCAGGATCATCCCTGACTTTAAGTTCAGCGGAACTACAGAAGATGCGTCAATCGACTTCACCATTAAGGGCAGCAACTTCCCCTTAGAGACCCCAACAACACAAGCTACTGCGACTGTTACACCTAGCACCACGCAATCAAACATAAGGACTCGAGCTAGGCATGCCGTTGTTCGGGTTGAAAGCACAGGTTCTGGCTTTGGATGGCGACTAGGTGATCTGCGATTTGATATGAGACAGGACGGTAGACGGTAATGGCGACTAGACAGAATCCACTGCCGGTGCCTGCCCCAGAATACGATGTCGGTAATGAGGCAATCACTCGTAGAACAATCGAACAAGCTATGGATCAGATCGAAAACGATGTGATTCAAGCCAAGACTCAAGGTGACAAGACGGGATCGCTTGCCATGCGTAGGTTCCAGTTCTTGTTGATGGGTGCATCGTGACAGACGTTATCAAGGTACTTGGTCAAGTTGATGTATCAGCAACGACAACGACCACGTTGTACACGACACCTAATCTAGCCCAGACCACAGTAAGTTCACTGGTGATATGCAACCGAAGCGGATCTGCTATCACGTTCAGGGTGAGCATCCATGTGGGTGGTGCGTCAGCAGATGACAAGCAATTTATATTTTTCGATGAAGCTCTCGCAGCAACCACCTCTAGAACGGTTGTGATCGGGATGTGCCTTTCTCAAGCAGATGTGGTTAAGGTTTACGCCAGTGCCGCCAATGTAAGCTTTAACCTCTTTGGAGTGGAGACCAGCTAATGAACAATCCAAACATGTTCCCAATGCAGCCTATGGCGCAGCAGATGGCCCAGCAAGGCCGATACGGCGACAGCATGATGGTTCACATGAACCCGATAGAGGTGGCTGGTATAGCCTCTCTGTCGCCCACAGGGCAACTCACAACCAACCCGATGACAGGACAGCCGGAGGCTTTCTTGCCTTTCCTCGCTCCACTGCTGGGTAGCATGTTCGGTAGCACCATCACAGGGGCGCTTGCTTCTGGCGCTGGCGCATTGGGCTTGGGCACTGTTGGTGCAGGGGCTGCTGCTGGAACCGGCCTTGCTGGTACGCTTGCAGGTTTATCTGCTCCCGCCGCGAGCGCAATTGGTTCTGGTCTAGCTACTACGGCAGTGACTGGCGACATTAAAGAGGGTCTGATATCTGGACTCACGGGCTTCGGGATTGGTAAGGCTTTCGAGACTGGAGCAAAAGCTCTTGCTGGTGTTGATCAGGCAGCTAAAGCAGCGGCAGATGCAACAAAGGCGGCAGATGCAGCGGTCTCTGGGGCGCAAATAGGCGCTAAAGGCACACTTACTGCTGACGCCCTTTCACAACTCCCTGCAAGTGTAGATGCCACAACAGCAACAAAAGCTCTAACCGATGCCCAAGCGGGTGCTTCATCTATGACTCCCCTAGACGTTATTCGAGGCAAGCAACCCGCTGGGGTTTTTCCAGGAACTGAGGGTGGTGTTGCAGAAGGTTTAGGAGCGACAGCAAAAGGTCTTTTGAATCCAATGGCAGCAGCACCTATCGCTATAGGCGAAGGTCAACGTGCTGCGTTCAGGCAGCAGGAAGAAATGGATCGTATGTACGGTGAGCGAGCAGCAGAGAAGGAGCAAGACCTTCGAGATGCTCAAGGCATTGTCGATGCGTCTATCCGACAAGCTGGATCTGACTACGGCATTGATTACTCCAAGGAATACGGACGTGATTACGGAATGATGGGCGGTGGTATCACCTCTATAAACCCAGATGACTTCCAGCGCCGTCACGCAGAACTACAAATGATGGGCAGACAACCTGTTCAAATGAGAGAGGGTGGCCCAGGAGAGATTCGAGGAGTAAACCTTGGGAATGTCGGCACTATGGGTGGATTCGGTGCTCCAGCAGGGCGGCAGTCTAGGCTTCGAGGGCCAGAGGTGATTAAGCCAGAAGAGCTTGTTGGCGCTAGACCTGGGTTTCAGCCTGAGATTAGTTACTTCAGACAGCCAACAGAAGCTGAGTCAGACGCTGCTTTAGAAGCGGTTAAAGCTGGTAGCGCAAATGCAGGAATACCTGGTGCTGGAATGCCTATAGACCCATCTTTATATCAAGGGATTGGCGCTGTTGGTAAGGGTGGCGGCATGGCTGGCGCTAGGTCTCTTCCTGCGAACGTACAAGCTGCTCAAGAAATACTTGATAGAAAGTCTGCTTCAACAAGAAAGCGCAAAGCCGCGCAAAACGTTGTGGACAAATACGAAGAAGAAGGCAGAGGCGGTCAAGATTACTTCGATGAAGTTATGGCTCAGACGTATGGCTCTAGGTATGGCATGCAGGAAGGTGGTGACACCACTGGTCAGATGGATCAGTCGGCTGCAATGATGCTCATTGAGCAAGTATCTATGGCGCTACTTGGCAGATTGCCTGAAGAGCAAGCAGAGATTGTGATTAACCGATTCATTGATGAGTTCGGTTCTGAGGCATTCCAAATGCTTAGGTCACAGGTGCTTGAGTCTGTTGTACCTAATTCACAGAAAGAAGGTGTCATTCAAGGCGAAGGCAAAGGTATGGATGATCAGGTGCCAGGCATGATCGGTGATCAACAACCCGTAGCTGTGTCTCCTGGTGAGTTCATTGTCCCTGCTGATGTCGTTTCTGGCATAGGTGATGGCGATACAAACTCTGGTGTTCAAGAGTTAGAGGGGATGATGGATCGTGTTCGCCAAGATCGAACAGGAACCATGCAACAACCTGCACCGCTGGGTGCTAAAGCCGGAGGTGCATTGCCAGCATGAGCAGCCTACTAGAGTTTGACGCAAGCAGAATAGAAGACATTTCTAGAGAGCCAAAGGTTTCTCGGAAAGACTTGCCTAGAGAGATAACTCACACCATCACAATGGTGCCTACCAACTACCTGAACAGCCTTTGGCCTGATGTCAGGGATCAGTTGGCTAGAGCGGTGAAGAGGTCTCAAGGTCGATGGAACATGGAGTTCTTGTATGCGTCGATTCTGAACGGCAACCAGCAGTTGTGGGTTGCATTTGATGAAGCTCACAACATAGATGGCGTTGGCACCACTGAGATTATTCAATATCCAGAGAAGCGAATGGTTGTTGTGCAGTTTCTAGGCGGCGACAGATTCAATGATTGGGTCTGGGATATGCTGGAAAGATTTAAGGATTGGGGTAAAGATAACGGTTGCTCAGGTATAGAAGCTACGGCCCGAATGGGTTTCTGGAAGTGGCTTGAGCAAGATGGTTTTTCTAGGTCGTATGTGGTCTACGAAAGGAGTTTTGACGATGAGTAAAGGTGGTGGCGGCGGTGGCGTTCAAGAGAGCGTAGTAACACAAACAAATCTTCCTGAGTATGCAGAACCATTTTTTCAGGAACTGCTAGGTAGAACTGTATACGAATCAACTCGCCCTTATGAGGCGTTTCCTGGTCAACGTATTGCTGAGTTCGATCCCTTTGAGCAGTACGGCATGCAAGGTATGGCTGAGATGGCTCAGGCAGGTACTCCACAACAGATCACTGACGCATCGAACATCGCCGCTAATGTGGGCTTTCAAGATGTCGGTATGGGTATGGATATCGCTAGTGGGTTTAGACCTCCGATGCAGTACTCAGGATATCAGGCGGGTGATATTGGCAGTGGTTATCAGGCCGACTTCTTAGGCCAAGGGTATAATGCTGGTCAGCGTGGTGTTGGATATCAGGCCGGAACCTTTGACCCTGGTTATCAGGCCAGAGAGCGTCAGTCAGGTTTTGATATGGGGCCGCTAGAAAGTGGCTATCAAGCAGGCACGTTTGATCCTGGATATCAAGCTAGAGACATACAGTCTCAATACACAGGTGAGATGGACTTAGGCTCAGGCTTTCAAGCAGGCACCATCGCTGATCCTGCAACACTAGAATCTTATATGAACCCGTACCAGCAGTTGGTGACGGACATAGAAAAACGAGAAGCTCAACGCCAGTCTGACATCCAAGGGGCAAACATATCGCAACAAGCAGCCTCATCAGGTGGTCTTGGTGGTTATCGTGAAGCGATCATGCAGTCAGAACGAGAGCGCAACTTGGGTCAGCAGCTTGCCGACATACAAACTCGAGGTGGTCAAGCAGCGTTTGATCAAGCACAACAAGCATTTGAGGCTGACCGTGCAGCTAGACTGCAAGAAGCTCAGTATGGTTTGACTGCTGCTGGTCAGCTAGATCAGGCTCAGCAGCAACGTGAAGCGTTCAGTCAGTCGGCTTATCAGGCAGGCGAACAAGCGAAACAACGTGCCGCTGAAATGGGCATGACAGCCCAGCAACAAGCTGATGCAGCACGACAAGCTCAGGAACAGTTCCGTCAGTCTGCATTTGGTCAGACCGCTGATGTTGCGGCACAACGCGAGCAGTTCCAGCAGCAAGCGTTCCAAGCAGCAGAGCAAGCAAGACAACGTGCTGCCGAGATGGGAATGACTGCACAACAGCAGGAAGACGCTGCAAGGCAAGCACAAGAGCGATTCCAGCAGGATCAGTTCAGCCAGAACGAACAGATGCGTTTGGCACAGCAACAAGAAAACCGTGCTGTATTCCAAGCTCAAGAGTCTGCTAGACAAGAAGCTGCAAGGCTTGGTCTTAGCGCACAAGAAATTCAAGAGCGTGTTAATCAGGCTGAAAATGAAGCTCGTATGCGAGCAAGAGCAGAGAACGCCCAGCTTGCAGAAACACGCGCCCGTCTTGGGTTTGCTGGTATGGATGCTGATCGTGCAACAAGAGGCCAACAGCTTGATGCTTCAAGGCTTCTTGGTCAGCTAGGCACTGATGAGCAGCGTATGGCTTTCGAGCGGTTGCGTAACTTGCAGGCGGCTGGCGAGATCAGAAGAGGTTCTCAACAGCGTGGCCTCGACTTGGGTTATCAAGACTTCTTGCGACAACAAGCGTTCCCAAGAGAGCAGCTTGCATTCTTTAGCCAGATGCTTCAGGGACTACCTGTTACACCAGGCACATCAACAGCTACATTCGGTGGCCCAAGTGATACACAACAGTTGCTTGGTGCCGGTATCGGCGGTGTAGGTCTGTATAACGCCATGAGAGGCTGATAGTGAACATATTAGAAATCGAAGACATGATCAAAGGCTTGCCTGATCAAGCCTTACAGAAGGAAGCCAAGCAGCCTACAGGACAAGTTCCACAGTTTTTAGTCGTATCCGAGATACAGCGGCGTGGTGACATGCGTCAACGGTTTCAGAAACGACAAGAGAATCAAGGCACTGTGAAGGATCAGGTGATGCAGCAGGGTATTGCTGCTATGGGTGCCCCGCAGCCTGAGATGCAGGCGCTTGCTGGTGCGCCATCTATGCCGCCACAAGGTATGCCTCCGCAGGGAATGCAGCAAGGTATGCCTCCACAAATGCCTCCACAGATGCCGATGCAGCAGCCTCCTATGGGTATGTATGCGGGTGGTGTAGTTCAGATGGCTAATGGTAGCGCCACTCCCTTCGTTGATGACCCAAGACTTGCAGAGTTAAGGGCGCAAGGTTTGACTGATGAGCAGATTGCACAAGAGATTCGTAGGCTAGAGCTTAATGAGTCGCAGATGGCTCAGCTTGGTTTGCCGACGCTAGGGACTATGGAAGCGACTATGCAGCCTGATGCTTACAGTCAAGATGCATATGCTGACATCTTTGCAAGACAACAGGGAAATATCCCAGCAGGTATGGAGTTTATTGAACCAAGAACAACAGATGATCTGTTATCTCCTCAAGTCGGCTTCACCACTAGAGAGATGGCACAGTCTCAGACACTGCCAAATGTTCCTGACGAAATGCCAATGCCCTCACAAAGAGGAATAGGTAGTGCCCCAGAGGGAACGGCAGATGCCTTGCAAGCTCAGATACAATCTCTAAGGTCTACCCCAGCGAGTCCTGTCGCTCAAGCAGGCTTTGCCATGCCTGACTTCGCCATGCCTGACTTTGCTTCATATAGACAAGCAATTAACACTTCGCTTGCACCACCTCCAGCTACAGGCCGACGTGACGTAGGTAATCTGCTTGGTTCAGATATGCTACCTCCATCTAGCGTTGATGGGTCTGCTCCAGTCAGCGCCCCGCCAGCGGTTGATAACTCTGCCTTGGCAGCGCAACTAGTCGCAGAATCTCAAGCGCGGCGTAATCAAGAGGCGGGTGCAGCAGTAGGCACATTCGATGCCCCCCCGACAATAAACAATGCCTTAATAGAAGAGTTGATTGCTGGTTCTGAAGAAAGACGTAACAGAGAACCAAGTCCTGCCGTAGGAACATTCGATGCGCCAGCACCACAAGATACTGCGTTGATAGAACAGTTGATCGCTGGATCTGAAGCTAGGCGTGGAAGAGAAGCAAGCCCTGCTGTTGGTGATTTTACTCAGTCAGAAGAAAGCATGAGTATTGTAGACAGAATCAATCAGATGATGGCTGGCCCAGAGCTAACGGAAGAACAGAAAGCCTTTGCCAGTCAGCGACGACCAGTAAGGAGTAGGGGGCCATACGGAGTAGTCAGGTCTGGTATGGGGGCATCGGGGGCTAAAAGCATAGACTATGATCTTTCGGATAGTAGGATGTCTGCATATCAAGATATCGTCGCTAAAGCAGAAAGAGGCGAGCCTTTAACAATGGGCGAACGTACAGCCTTGCCTTCTTATAGAGAAGAATTTGGGAGCATACAAAGCGACATAACTCCACAAACGGCAGGCCCATTAGCCGCTGCTTTTGAAGCTGCTGGAATAGAAATACCTGGCGTGGGTAGCCCTCGCTTTAACATGGCAGAGAACTTAATTGATATAGCCAACAACCAGTCTAGTGCTGTTCAGGTTGATGCTAAAAGGGGTGTGGAGACAGGAACTGCTGTTGATCCAGAGGTTGTTGACCTCGCCGGTAGACCAGACACAGCTTCAAGTGCATCAGATAGATCAACTTCAGTAGACCAGAAGGATACCAACAGAGACGGTGCCGCTGGTAAATCCGTTCAGGGCACAGGCTCAACCCTTCTTAGTGGTCTTGACCAAAGGATCGCTGATTACAAGACTGCTCTGACAGGAGAAGGTTCTGGCGCTCTTAACGCATTAAATAAATCAAATACTCTTGCTGACGCTATCCGTGATCGACAGCGACCTGGGCTAGATTACTCAACATTGATCCAAGAATACGAAGATCAAATGAGACCAGAGATGGAGGCGCTGAGCAGAGAGCGAGGCAGTCAGGCACTTCTTGCCTTGGGTGCTGGTATTGCCAAGGGCGATTTAAGTTCTGGTCTCAGTGGAGCCGCAAAGGCTGTTGCAGCAAGCAACGCAGAGCGAAGAGCGTTGAAGTCTAGACAGCAAGCCGCTCAGATGGGACTGAAGAAATCTCAAATAGATGCTGCTTATCAAAAATCTTTGAGTGAAAGCGAGGATGAGATAAAAGCTTTGACTGTTGAAGTTAATGCCATGAAGGACTTCGGTCTTACTCAGGCGCAAGCCGAGAAGGCTGCGTTCCAGCAAGGCGCAGCTTATGATTTAGCGATAGCTAAGTTAGAGCAGGATGGAACTCTGCAAAGAGCCAGAGATGAAAGAGATGAGAAAAAGCAGCAGAACCTTTTAAGAACCGCAGCTTTAGATGGAGCAAAAGAATACCTCAGAAATCTTGATGAAATGACTGTCCAGTCTTTGGGAGCAAACGGTCTTCTTGCGCTATACAACAGAACAGCTTCTGAGTTAGCGGCAAGGCTTGGTGTTGGGTTCGAGGGCGTTGATACTGTTAAAGAACCTGCTTCAGCACCTAAAAGCATAGGTGGTTATAGCGTATCGGAATCTCCTTAAATGCCAACATTTACGGTCACTGACCCTTTAGGTAGGACGCTTAGCCTTACGGGGGAAACCCCTCCGACAGAGGCCGAGCTTGATAATATATTTTCTGAATACTACGGAGCACCCGTAGCTGAAGAAGATTCAATCCTCGATCAAACGGGTGAGTTTATTAAGGCTGTGCCCAGAGGATTTGCTTCTGGGTTCTTATCATCTGCTGAAGGTATTGCAGAGCTTGCTGACGCAACCACAAACTACTTTGGCCTTGAAAACCTCATCGATACAGGTGAGGAGAACGAGCTAGTACGACTCGCCAGAGAAGGCCGCAAGGCCGTCAATCAAAGCTTCCTAGCTCCAGACGAGCAATATCAAGATGCGTTCACCACTAAAGTAGGTGAAGGTCTTGGCTCTCTTGCAACCTTCTTGACCCCAGGTGTTCTTGCTCGCGTTGCAGGTGCAGGTGGTAAGGCGCTCAAAGGCGTTGAAGTCGGTGGTGTCGCCGGTCTTGGTGTAGGTTTCAATACGGGTGAACAAGCTCAACGTATACAGGCAGCTAGGGATGCAGGTATCAATGTAGACCAGGCTACAGAAGATGCCGCGATAATGTCTAGCGCGGCCCTTGGTCTTGCTGAGTTGGCAACTCCAATGCGCTTGTTTCGCAATATAAGAAAAGCTGCTGATGATAAGGTTAAAAGCAAGGTCATCGATCAGTTAAAGAGTGCTGCTGGAACAGGCAGTGTTGAAGCAATCACAGAAACTTCTGTCGGTATAGCGCAAGATCTTATAGAACAAGGCTTCTATAACGAGAACTTACAAGTCGGTGAGTCATTCCTAGATGACCTGACTGTAGGTGGCGCTGTAGGTGCGCTTGCTGATCTTGTGGTGACATCTGCTGCTGGTCGTAGATCAGTCGAGTCGGTAAATAATCAGAAGGCATTAGATGAACAGCAGCAAGGGGTTGAGGTTGCTGACGGTATCGAGTTTGAAGCGGAGCTTGCCGAGAACGAACGTGTTCAGGCAGAAGCTTTAGCTAGAGCTAACCAAGCGGTAGAGCAATTAGCTTTAGAGGCTCAGAACGAGCAAGACTTGGCTGCATTAGAGCAAGAAAGACTGCGGTTAGCTGCTATTGAAGAGGTAGAGATACGGAGGCAGGAGGCTGAGAAGCGAGATCCTTCTGCTGTAGATAACCCTCGATCTCCCGATGTCAGTTACACACAGCAGATTGTTAACGTAATGGGGCCATACTTTCCAAAGGCAGGAAAGTTTGAGATGCGTGAGGTGCCAAACCCTGAAGGCGCTCAATTGTTTCAGGTGTTTGAGTCTGGTTCTGACAAGAACTACGGCAAACCCGTAAGAAGGTCTGACGCTCTTTCGCTTGTTGATGGACTAAACACCAAGATCATAGATAGAAACATCAGAGATCAAGCTACTGATGCGATGGACATGGCACCTCAGTCCTACGATAAGGATCAAGCTGCTAAGCTGAGAACATTGCATAGCCGAATTATCCAACCTGAAGCAAACACATTCTCTGCAAAGGCATTGAATGAGGCCGCTGGCACCACCTATGTAGCTAAGGACTCGGAAGGCAACATTGTTAGTTTCCCAGAAGACTCAACATACGAGCAGATACTGAATCGCACTGGTCGAACGACAATAGATCAATCAGATCTGCCTGCCTCTGTAAGGCTGAACAATGTCAGGGACATCAATGGGTTACCAAAGACTGACACGTTTACCTCTGAGGAAGCAGCATCAATCCTGACGCCAGAGCAAATGGATAACCTGATCGGCATTCAAGTAAAGGCTAGAACAGAATCAGAGAGCTACACTGTAGGCCGCAACAAAAAGGGCGAGCCTGTTGTCACATCAACGGACGGAGTGACAAGTGCGTTTCGCCCACAGAATCAAAGAGAGCGAGCGCAAAGCATTAAGGAAGGGTTCAGCCCTGACGCCAAGGTTAAATTCAAAAGCCTTGATGACGCTAGGTACTTTGCCAACAGACAAAATCAAGCTATTGGAACTGGCCCTGTGCCCAGAGGGCTAGTCGATTTAGAAGGTGGCAAAGCTGCTAAAGAAATACAAAACCTTTTAGATAACAAGAACATAGATGCGAAGGTCAACTCAAACGAAGTTAAGTCTATCGCAAAGGCTTTCGTTGGTAAGCGAGACCTTGGCAAGATGACGCAATCAGAGCGTGAGCTTTTATACTTTCAGATCCGCGCACTGCCCAAATTTGATCAGCCAACCAAGCTGCCAAAGAACTTCTTTACCCCCAAGCCCTTCACCCGTGAGCAGTTCCGCTCAGTCAAACAAGCTGTACAAGACTTCAATGACGCAAGTATAGAGCGTATACGGCAAGCCTCTGGGTTGGTAGATCAGTCTCCTCTCAGTGAAAAGAAGCTTCAGAAGTTAAAGCAAGAACTCATTGATCAGTCTGTCATCGATAGTGGTGGTCGAGTACTAAACCCATCACCCGTGCGTGACCCTGTTGCTGTAGTTGAGGCACAACCTGTAACGACACCAGCAACCACAAAGATGACGGCTGCTCAGAGACTTATGCAACAACCTGCATCTCGAGAGATTGCTGCTACAACGGTGATTGATCGTGATGGTGAAGTTGAAGTAATAGAGCAGACGCTAGATGAGTTGAGATCCCAAGGGGTAGTAATAAATGCGCCTCCTGGCAATGAGCAGTTTGACACTGTGTTTGCTGACTCTGATGCGTTGAATAATCAGGGGTCAAGGGATGACTTTAATGACAAGCGAGCGGATCAAGACGCTGACTTCAAGGTAAACAAGGCTGACAGAACGCTTTCCAACATAGCTAAGGCTGCTGATCAAGACCCAATCACTCAGGAAAATATCGACGGGAACATCAAGCCACCTGTTATCAGTAGGGCAGAGCAAGGCCTTCCAGACAACGAGTACAGTTCTTTTGAAACACCAGTAATGACTCGCGGCGACAGATTCATCTTCAATGTTGCTGATAAGTTTATCGGACTGAAGAAGATAGAAGCTGCAATCAATAAGGCCAGAAAGGCTTTGGGCCAAGAACCAATAGCTGCGCTTGATTCTGCCTACATGGGTGAAGAATCAATAGCAGGCAAGATCGGTGAGCGAGGAAGGGTATTCAAGAGAGATGAGGTTCAGCCGCTTGTTGATGAGATAGCAGCAGCCAACACTCAGAAAACCACAGGTGAAGCGATCAAGGAGCTAGATGACTTCTTGATATTACGCCATGCACTAGAGCGCAATAAACGTATTGCCCAGATAAACGATGCAATACCTGATGGTGGTGCTGGAAGCATTGTCGTTGATGGTCAAGAGGTGCGTCTGACGAATGAGTATGTCGCTAATCGGATGCTGAATGAGTACGGCTTGAAGTGGAACGACAAGACAGGCGAATGGTCTGGCGGTAATCAACGTGCCAAGGTGTTACAGAATCTTGCAGGACGTATAGACAACATAGTCAAAGGCACTATCGACACCAACACTGAAGGTGGGCTGTACTCAAAAGAAGATCAAAAGCTTTTGAGCGGGTTCTACAAATACTATGTGCCTCTGCGTGGCAAAGAGATCGAGGATGATTTCTCAACTCAGTTTCTGTCACCAACATCTGGCTCATCAGGAAAGATGAGCATCGAGGGTGCAGAGGCTCGCAAAGCTTTGGGCAGGGCAACGGCTGCTGATTCACCTTTAGCGACTGTGCTTGCTGATAGGGAGCGAGCTATCGCTCGATCCGCAAAGAATAAGGAGTTCGGTGAGCGTCTTTACAGACTAGCTAAAGACAACCCTAACTCTGCTGCATGGGAAGTGTACGATCAGGACAATCCAAACTATCAGCGCATGCTTGAGTCTGTGTATACCTATCTGCCAACAGGACAGAGAGTGCAGAAGATTCCTCCTGGCACACCAGAATCAGAGCGTAAGCTGTACGTTAAAAAGGTCATTCTAAAAGAAGGCATGAAGCTGCCTAGAGAGATGTTTGGCGTGAAGATAAACGGCGAACAGGTAGCAATAGATATAAAAGACGATAACCTGCGTAAGGCTTTGCTTAACCTTGATGCGTCTAACAGCAGCAAGATTGTACAGGCTCTAGGTAACGTCAACAGATTCCTATCCACTGTTAACACATCATTGAACCCTGAGTTTGTTGTCGGCAACTTTGCGCGAGATATTCAGACAGCGGTCTACAATATCATTGGCGAACAGAGCATGGCTGATGGTAAAGCTATGGACACCCGTATCGTCAGCAAAGTAATCAAAGACACAATGCCATCGATTAGAGCGTTCTATCGAGGCTTCAGGGGTAGCGACAAGCAGACAGATCAGCAGCGTAAAGATTACGATGAGTACATCACGGCTGGTGCAAAGGCAGATTGGTTCCACAGCAGAGCACCTGAAGAGCAAAAAGCTACCATCGACAACATGATTGAGATGGCAAAAGGCACGTTCTCAGGTAACTTCAGAAGCAGATACGAAAGCATTCGAGACCTTGTTGAAGACACTAACGCAGCCGTTGAAAACGGTGTGCGATTTGCTTCGTTCAAGGCAGCTAGAGATGAGTTCATTGAGAATGGTTTCTCAAGAGAAGAGGCCATAGCAAAAGCTGCAACGCTTGCTAAAAACCTTACGGTAAACTTCAATCGATCAGGTGATCAAGGACAGCTACTGAACAGCTTGTACCTGTTCTTCAATGCTTCTGTACAGGGAACGATGAACTTCGCCCGTGGGCTGAATGTGTTTGATCCAAACTCATCAAGAATCAAGCAGGGCATGGTCGCTAGTATGGTGGGGTCTGGCGCATTGTTAGCCGCTCTTGCAGAAGAGATGAGCGATGAAGATGACAATGGTGAGTCTTACTACGCAAACATTCCCAACTATGTGAAAGAAAGAAACATAGTGATTATGAAGGATAACGGTAAGGACTATCACACCATACCGTTGCCTTACGGATATAACGCCTTTCATGTACTGGGTGCAAACATTCAAGAGATGATGTCTGGTTCTAAGTCACCAGAAGAAGCCGCAACACTTGTTACTAAGGCGTTGCTTGGATCGTTCAACCCTATTGGTATATCTGAATCTAAAGACTTTACGACTATGCTGGCAAAGACTGGATCACCAACTGTCGGTCAGCCATTCTTAGAGATACTGTCCAACGAGAACTTCTTTGGCGCTCCTGTGTATTCAGAGCAGGTTCCTTACGGCGTAGAGCAACCGCTCAGTCAGCTTTCAAAAGATTCTACATTCGCTGGATTTAAGGCTGCTGCCAAGATTATGAATGGACTTACTGGTGGAAACGAATCAGTGCCAGGAACCCTAGATTTCTCACCTGACAAGCTTCAACACCTGTTTAATTACGCACTAGGTGGCGCTGGGGCCACTGGCTTGAGAACAGTGGAGGCATTCCGCAAGCTTACTAACGATGAAGACATATCAGTTAACGATGTGCCGTTCCTAAGAAGGATTGCTGGTGAAGTAGATCACCGTACTAGCCAAACAGATTTCTATGACAGACGAACCAAGGTTCTGCAAATAGACAATCAGATAGATGTCTTGGATGACCTGGCAAAACGTCGAAAGTACATAGAAGATAACAGGCCAATGTTATCGATGACCGCTCTGATCAAATCGACAGACAAGAGAATACGTTTGATCAACAAACAGTTAAGAAGACTGAGAGCGACAGCAGCAGAAAACCCTGCATCTGCAAAGATGTATGCGGAGCAGGAAGAAGAGCTTCAAGCCAAGAAGAAAGCGGCTTACGACAGATTCAACGCACGATATAACGAGGTCATAGGTAGGGCAGAGTAGCCCCGTACTTCGGGCACACGGACGGGGAACGTGCAGGAAAGCGTGTGTTTGTCGCCTAGCCCTAAAACCACCATACATAAAAACTCAACCTATCAATAGAGTGAGTAGGAAGGACAGTAGATTGATGGCAACCACAATGCCTGCACCAATCAGTATGCCTACCTTCATCTCTTCGCGGCTGATCTTCATTCTTAATCGTTCGGATTCCAACAGTTGGTTGTCTCAATGAAGTACTTTTGCCCTGAGTAATCACACACCCACTGGCATGTCTTGATCCCTTGCTCATTCTCAAAAGAATCCACAAGAACCCATTGATGTACATGAGCATATGCGAATGCTGACACTGCCAACAAGGCCATGAAAACTACCGCCTTCATGCTAGATTAGCAGCGATCATCACTCTCTGCCCCCTTCCGCTTTGACCCTGACGTTTGTCACCCGAGTATTTAATCATCCCTTTCTCCGCAAGACTCTTGTAACGAGCGGTAACAGATGAGTACGGCAACCCAGGCAGGGCTGCTCGCACATCATCACTTATTGCTCCGCGCAAACCACATGTTTCGATCACGTCGAACACCAACTCCTCAAGCCTTGTAGTATCTAGAGCATTAGCAGCATCAACACTGGTGCTTGGGGCGTCATTACGGTGAAGCTTAAAGGCCTCAGTTCCGAAAGCTGCGTGGATCTGAGGCCTACCTAAAAAGGTATATCGTCCTCGAAATCATCAAAGCCTTCCTGTGGCTTAGGTTGTGGCGGTGGAGGCGCTGCTGCTGGGGCACCATCAGGCGGCATAGTCTCGCTCGCAAGAGACAGGTAAACACCATTGTCACCTTGGTTCTTCCAACAGGCGACTCGAATGTCATACTCAGAACGGGTGGCGTCAGCCTTGAACTGAGCAGCTATCTGCTTTGCCTGCTCGCGTGTGACCTTTAGGAAGCCACGGAAGTGCGGTGCCTTGTCGCTCTTACGCTTCTCGCCCTCGTTATACAGTGTCCCTTTGGACTTCTCAGCTTGTGAATAATCAGGCATTAGCCTTCTCCTTCTTGGTTTTGATTAGCGATCTCTCGCTTACGGTCATTGAATGCCTTCTTGATCTCTTCAAAGATCTCAGGTTGATGATTCTGAATTGTTGTAATGGTGCCCTGATTGGATCGGTACAGGCTTTTCATGGAAGCTTCTGTGTCTTCAACCTTGATCCATCCAGTCCACAGTTCACGGAACAACTCAGCAGATTCCTTTTTAGAATAATCCTCCACTGGTTCATCAGAAGGTGGCTCTTTCTTTTTAGGTGTAGGTTTCTTTGCGGCAGGCTCTGGCTTAACCTCTGCGACGGGCTGTTCTTTCTGAGGCAGATCCTCACCAGCGTAGACGTACATCCCAAGCCCAAACAAAGCCATGCACTTCACAAGACAACGCATCTTTGCGTCACTGATGTCCCTTGCATTGGGCCGTATGATGGCCTGGTTCTTGTTATTCATAACCGGCAACCACATGTGCCGTGCCAGTTTGCCAATCACTATCGAGCAGTGGACGGTAATGCTTCCGTCTTCATGCACCTCGTTTATTGGAAAGTCCATAATGGCACTGGGGTAGTGCTCCATCAGTGTCATCCAGCCGTGTGCCCATGATAGGTAGCGTAGACCCATCTTGGTTTCGACATACTGCTCAACGCTGACTGCTGAAAGGGTCTCCCATATATCCGCGAAAGTCGGCTCTGAATTGTTTTGCGTTGACGCCATAATGTTTGTCTATCTCCTTCTCTATTAAATTCACCATCTCAATTGCAGCCATATCTTCAAATGCCTTGAACGGCATCTTTGTGATCGGCCCTTTGACCCAAAAGAATCCAACCTCACCACCGTGAGGGGTCATTCTTAGTGCTGGTATGCGGGTGATAGCCCATATACCAATCATCTTTTCAAAAACAGTGCGATCATTTTCGATCATTGGTTGTCCTTCCATTGCTCACAGAACTCTGCAACACGGCACCAGTCCTGGTCACATCGAGTGTGCAGACCCTTTCGGGTTTCTATTTCGTGGTACACACCATTGTCATGCCTCTCCGATATGAACTTCTCAGCATCATCCATAGTCTTGAACACCCGCAAAGCCTTCTTAGCAGGCTTGCTCTTGGGTGTGGCTCGCTTCTTGATTGCATAGGTGGTCGGCCTAGTCCAACGCTCTGCGTCAGTGCATAGGGGTAGCTTTTCTTCTGCAAAGCTTGCCTGCTCAGCGTACTGATGCAGCCCGATGCGGTTCTGCATGTACTGATCCTGCTGCTCATCAGTCCACATCTTGATCTCAAGTGTTTGAATCGGCGCAGGGGGATAGCTCGCATTGTTCTGCGACTCGCGTCTATTCCAATCACGCATCACCGCCACGATTCTCAGTCGCTTAGATATACGATTCTTGGCATGACGCATCAGCCACGCATAGGCGTTAAGTTGATTCTCCCATTCGATCTTGTCGTGGATGACAGACCAAACAGAAGTACACTTGTAATCAATCGGGCCTTCACTGTCTTGCAAGTCAATGGCACCACTGATCACCCACCCATCAATCTCTACAAACAGGCGCTCTTCACTGATCACATCGTCGCCAGTGTGATCCTCAAACACCTTGTGTACAGCCGTGCCCAAGACGCTCCACATCCTGTCAGATATGTCCTCAGTCAGATCGTCCCAGTGCCGCTCTCGCAAGATGCGAATGCGTGGGCTATCGATCAGTTGAGTTATGGATCGATGACTTGCACCACGGGTGTACTCATCCTTCGATAGGGCTTTGACTATCGGTGTGCTGAGATTGTGATGATTCGTTATCCTCATCTCTTGATGGGCCTTTCTTGCAGTAGACCCGCACCACGGTGACCCCATCCTTGACGAGCTTGCCGATGTGAAACTCTTTCTGATCGGGACTTGTTTGACGGTCTTGCCACCTTTTGTAGGCGCTTCGCACTGCGGATAATCGCCGCGACAGTTCTTCTTCCCCGACGGTAATGTCTACCGCATCCTTCAAAAACATGTTGTCCCAAGGTATTGTTGGCAGTGGTTCTCCACTGGGTCTCACCTTCATGTCTACGTTCCGTTCGATTTCTAAACTCATAAGTCCTACGCTCCTCACAGAAGAACATGTCACCACGCTCCTCTAATTCCAAGATTAAGTTTCCGATCTTGCTCATAAGCAACCTCCTTCTGGTTGCACAGAATAACGAAACTGTGCATTATGTGCAACATGTTTGAAGCCACAATATACGGAGAACCTGCATCGAAAGCTAACTCACGCAAGCTAGTCACCATTGCAGGGCGATCCAGATTCATTAAAAGCAAGAAGGCTTTGGACTATGTTGATGCGTTCAAGAAGCAATGCCCAAAGCTGGATGAGCTACTCGATGGTGATGTGAAGGTGACGATGAAGATCTACTACCGCACTCGAAGACCAGACCTAGATGAGTCGGTGATACTAGATTGTCTCGAAGGCTTTGCTTATACGAACGACAGGCAGGTCAAAGAGAAGCACATATATCATGGCCTGGACAAAGAGAACCCTCGATCAGAGATCTGTGTTGAAAGAATTGCAGGGTGATGTACTAGCGATAAAGATGATGGAGCAAACCATCAAAGACCTAGCAGACAAAGATCAGCAGGTTAGAGAGGATGCTCTGCTTTGGCTGTTGAAGAATGAAGTCTGGGATGTGTGTGGTCGATTCGGAATCTCGGAGGAAATAGCTTCCGAGTTCATCAGGATCACTTACATGGTGGCGCTAGAAGATACAGGAGTAAGGAGGAAGAAGGCAGCGAATGATGGTGTCAAGGAGTTCAAACGGTTGATCATAGAAGGCTATCGATAACGATTGCTGTCGATCCAACTTAACGTTGGAGAGAACGTTCTCATCGATGGCGTTCTATAGATTTACCACAAAGTAATACGGTTCACAAGGAGGCAGGATGAACCTAATGAGCGATAGCGACTTTGAGTATTTCGTAACAAGTCAAGGTGAGGGCCGTCATGTGTGCCCGATGTGTAGTCCAGAGCGTAAGAAAAAAAACGAAAAGACGCTCGATGTGGATGTGGTTTCGGATGGGGTGCTATACAAGTGCTGGCACTGTGAGATCAGCGGTAAGGTGAGAGAAAAGCCAGTGAGCGATTTCGATATAGATCCACCACCCAAGGTGAAGGCGATTAGCCTGCCAAAGCAAAGCGATCACCTCATTGCCGACAACTATCTTCGCAGCAGAGGTATTGATCCTGATCGGATCAGGCACCTCAAGGTCGTGGGTGGTAGCCACTACTTCCACGGTGCTGGTGATGTTGCTGCTGTCGGCTTCGCATATCAGAACAACGAGGCGATCAAGTGGCGATCTGTTGAGGGCAAGCATTTCATCCAAGATGGCTCGGCTCAAACCCTGTGGAACATAGAGTCGGCTACTGAAGCACACACAACCGTCGTGATTACTGAGGGTGAGTTTGATTGTTGTGCAATCAGCGATGCACTGGGTGATCGTGAAGATTGCCTTATCGTGTCTGTGCCCAACGGGGCACCACAGAAAGTAAGTAACCGCAGGGTCGATCCTGAAGAGGACAGAAAGTTTGCATACCTATGGCATGCGAAATCTGTCTTCGAGCAGGCTGACAAAATAGTTCTTGCTATGGATGCTGACGAGCCAGGAGAGGCTCTTGGTGAGGAGATAATGCGGCGTGTAGGTAGGGCCAAGTGCTATCACTTAGACCTGCCAGAGGGCTGCAAGGACGCCAACGATGCGCTAATCGAGCATGGCGCTGATTATCTAGCGGATCTGGTTGAGTCTGCATCTCCAACACCACTGGTCGGTGTGTACAGTGCAGATGACTACGCTGAAGACGTTAACTTCCTGTACGAGCGCGGCCTGATGGAGGGCAAGAGCACTGGGTTCGAGGGTCTCGATGACGTTTACACTGTCTTGCAGGGGCAATTGACTGTGGTCACCGGCCTTCCTGGCTCAGGTAAAAGCGAGTTCATTGATGCGGTGCTTGTCAATCTGGCAGAGCAGCACGATTGGAAGTTCGCTATCGCCAGTTTCGAGAACCCGCCCCCGTTGCACATCATTAAGCTTAGTGAGAAGAGGGCGCGAAAGCCATTCTTCAAGGGCAATACGCAGCGCATGAGTCAGACAGAAATGAAGGAGGCTAAGGGTTGGGTCAATGATCACTTTGCTTTCCTTGACTCGAAGGATGGCGAGGCTGCAACGATTGACTCGATCATCGATAGAACCAAGCAAGCAGTGATGCGATTGGGTTGCCGTGGTCTGGTGATAGATCCGTACAATTACATAGCTCAAGGCAGCACGGAGCATGAACACCAAGCAATCAGTGAGATGCTGACACGCATGGTGCAGTTCGCTCGGTCTTGTGACCTACACATCTGGTTCATCGCGCATCCCGCAAAGATGAGAGCCAATGATCAGGGCAAGATGCCGATACCGAATGGCAATCACATCAGTGGTAGCGCGGCTTGGTTTGCCAAGGCAGACTGTGGCATCACGGTGCATCGGCTAGGCGAGCACATCGAGGTGCATTCGTGGAAGTGTAGGTTCAAATGGATCGGATCAGTCGGTAGCTCGAAGCTAACCTATGATCCAGTGACGGGACGGTATAAAGATTTCGTTGAATGGGAAGAAGCTGCAAACAATCCTGTTCGATCAGTGAGGAACTTCAATGAAACAGAAGACGAGTGGGACATCTGACACCAAGGTAAACGATGTCGGCAACCCCAAGATCCATGAGAAGCACAAGGTCGTGCTCGAGAAGGACGAAGGTGATGCGATATCAAAAGCCAGGGTGGTGGATCAACTTGAAATAGATCGCATGTTGCTTGCCGATAAGATCACAAGCCTTGAACACAAGGCGGCTGAGTACATGCTGCAAGTGTTTGTTGATGCTGGGGTTTTTGTAAAGACTGTAGATATGCATGCGACATCTTCTGGTCGATTCCAGAAGAGCAACTACAACTACGGCTTGTTGCGGCTGAGAGACACTGGTCGGGTGATCGAGGACGCTGTAGGTGAGGATGAAACGGTTATGGTGATGTCTGTAATAGCAAAGGACTTGCCATTAGTTGAGGAAGAAATCCCCGTGTTTCGCCTAGCGATGCAGGCTTTAGATAAGAACTACATAGGAATTACTAACGATTAGAAGGACTTGCAAATCCGATAGCGTCTGAGACAATCCGATCAGCGAAATATCTCCTTGACGATTCGCTGACCCGTAGCCCTCGCAAGCTGCCTCCTTCTGCTTGCGGGGGCTTTTTTATTTGGGTGTGCTGGTTGATGAGATTAGGCTAGTGATTATTAGGGCCACCTGTTCATCTCATCTATTTCTCGAATGGAGGCTTTGCCACGGAGACAAAGCTACGCCTGATGCCAGCACTCACCTGACGTATCCAAGCCCTCGTTCTTAACGTATCTTCTTGACTGACATGCCGCCGATTTCTATGTTGTTGGCGATCTCATCAAGAGATTGAATGTCTGCTATCGAAACATCTCGATAGGTCTTGGTCTGCCAAGACTGATCGATGTCGGGATCGCGGTACATAATCACGATCTCATAGTTGCCTTTAGGCTTTGCATCAAGAATCTCGGCAGCAAGCACAACCATCTCTTCAACGTCTTCCATGATTGTCATGCTTCATCCTTAGAAAACTCAGCCAGTTTTTCTTCAATGCTTGTCCATAGGCTCTTCAGTTTAGACTCCTCATCCTTCGAGTGGGCATGAGACCAGAAGCAAGTACCGATTAACCCATGAACCCTCGGGTCATCTCCGCTCATTCGCATGAGGGTAGACAGCAAAGCTATCTCTTCGTTGGTCATCTGAATGTACTGTGTTTTTAATTTACTCATTTAGATTCTCCTGTTTACTTTTAATTTATAGCTCTTCAACGAACACACCGTGGTGCATCTCACAACGTAAGCAGTAGAAGCCTTTGCCGTTGTCGTACTCCAACTCATTACCAAAGCAAACTTCACAATGAAGGTTGCCAATCTCGTTATCTTCTAATGCAACGCACACTTCACAGAACATGAAGCTGTACTTGCCATTCTCATCTTCATCCTCGACTTCGTTCATCGCTATGTCGGGATGCTTTGAACACATGGTCGCATCAGGTTGATTCCACGGGCAATTAGGTAAGTACTTGTCTGCATCGCCTCGATCTAGCATAAATTACTCCTTTTTTTGGGCGTGAAATGTACCCTTGTTGGGCGCAAGACGTACCGCTGATGATCTGTGCCTGCGTCGTAGCTCTACACGACACGAGTTTAGGGTGTCTTGCCATTGCTTGGACTGATCTTCGGACGCATCAGGATAAGCAACCATTAAGGTCGCCATATTATGAAGCATTTCTTGGATCTCGCTCACCTTCTCTATCTTGGCAAGCTTCCCGATCATGTCATGCACAAACTGACTGCTCATACGATCCTCCTTGCATCTGCTCTAGCGGTACGGGCTGCATCGAAACGAAGCTGACAGACATTGATCTGCTTCTTCTTCTTCTCGACTGCAATGTTGCACCGCTGCACGTTGAGGTAATAGCTTTCCCATTCTGGGTCACTGCGTACCTGTATCTCAGCCTTGGCTGCGCTACACCCTTGATCCATAAGGGCTTTCTTACTGCTCGCTTCCCACGCTTTGAAGCTAGTGTCTGCACTGACAAAGTGCTCTGACGCTTGCTCCCAACGTGCGATTAGATCTTCGAGTTGTTCGATTACTTGTTCCATTTCCACTGTGTCTCGCTCCCCGTAAGTGGTTTACTTTTCTGTCCAGGCTCACTCTATGATTGTGGGTTGCTTGCATATGATGACTCGCTTTGAAAAACTGGGTTTCTACTTTCACATGACTCGCTAAAGCTGCGTGGGTTACTCATTTATAATGGCTCGCTTTATTAATGTGGTTCTCTCATCTCCGTTGGCTCGCTAAGCCCAATTGGATTGCTTCGTTCCAGTGACTCACTCCATGTGAATGGTCTGCTTCTCCTTTTTGATTCGCTTAGAGGTGTTGGTTTGCTATAAATCTATGGCTCGCTTACCTCAATTGGTTTTCTACGTCTTGCTGGCTCACTAACTCCCTTTGGTTTTCTCGTCGGTTACGGCTCGCTTTGCTAATGTGGTTTTCTCATCTCCATTGGCTCGCTTACTCGGCCTGTGTCGCTCTACTATAATGACTCGCTTGATTGCTCTGGTTTTCTTGCGAAGTCTGGCTCGCTTTAGGTGCGTGGTTTTCTCCTCGAGTCTGGCTCGCTTCTTCGTGATGGTTTCCTCTCGATGTATGGCTCGCTTCAGTTTTGTGGTTTTCTAGCCCGAAGTGGCTCGCTTAGTAGTCTTGGTTTTCTCCCGTTTGGTGGCTCAAGCAACCTTGTGATCGATCCCAAGCTTGCCCTTTGAGTATTCATCCGCAACCGGCAGTCCCTCTAACGTGCGCCATGCGATATAGAGATCCACAAGGAACCGCTTCACTGTGTAGCGTATCGCCATGTTGTTGAGGTGCCCCTTGGTCTTCTCAGCATGGGCAGGCATGTTGGTGATGCGGTGCTTGTAGTTGTCGTAGATCTCACGGTACTTACCGTTGGTCTTGACGAACGACGATCCAAGCACACCAATTAGTTTGGTCTTCATAAAGGGATTGAAAGAGATACCTTTCTTGGTCTGCTCTTTGCCATCGGCATCGATGTAGGTCTGATCGACTAGGTGTTCCTTGATCCTTGATCTGCCCTTGTCGCCAACCACATCAAGACCAGCATATGCCCATAGGGAGGACGCATATTGCGCCTTGTGGATATCAAAGCCTGAGATGATCACCGCTGCCATCGTTGGCCCCACGCCCTTCACCTCTTCAAGGAATGCTTGATAGATGGGGAACTGCTTGACGGTGTAGGTGATCTGCTTGAGCGCAGTCTCTTCTGTCTCTACCAGATCGAAGTACTGCTTGAGCAATGCAAGCTCGCTGTACTCTGAGATCAGGCCGTCTTGCTTGAACTTGCGGGGGTTGAGTTTGACAACCCCGTCCGTGATCTTCTTATAGCTGACTCGAAGGTTCGCCAGCAACAGCTTTGCGTCTGCGTCCAGCGTATCTTCAGATGCGCTAGGTTCTTGGCCTAGCTTGATCTTGAAGTTGGCAACGACATTGTTACCGACTCGAATGCGCGTTTTCTGCATTGAGTAGAACCCGTTTACAGAAGCCTTGAGCATAGAGTTTTGGATTGATTGTTCGGTCATCTTAATCTCCTAAATGTCCTGAATGTTGTTGATCTCGACATCGACAGTGACCTCGTTGTCAGGCCAGCCTCCAATCTTGGAATACAGATCGGTAATGCTTCGGGCGGTATCGAGTAACAGAGCGATGTGCTCGTTGGTCTCCACCCTTTTACGGGCATAGAATTGCTCGCGTGTCTCAACCAGAACAGTGTCAGATGGGTAGGTACGTTCACCGATCTCGACACTAGGTCTCTCCCACACCTGCCCCTTGTCGTCTTCGCTGACCAGCGCCCAAGCATCAGACTCAACATACTGCCATTCTCCATCCTGCCATACACGAATCCTCGGCACTTTGTGATGCCAGTTGGCTGAAAGGTTAAGATTGGGAATCGGGATCGTGCAGACACGCTGCTTCCGGCCTACATGGTGTTCAGACTCTTCGCCATGCGTGTTGATGGTGATGTACGCATCGGAGTACTCCATCCACCAAGCATTGTCTGGGTGGACGATCTTGTACTTGTCTACCAAGTCTGGATCATGGTTCTCGATGCCTAACAGAGCCTCCAGTTCCTCAACACGCTCACGCTTCTCAACGAATCTTTTTCGTGTCGATTCTCTTTGAGTCTCTGAATCTCTCAGGCGACGTTCAGTGTCGATCAACTTCTCGTTAGCTGAATCCAGTTGCTCACGCAGTTCTTGTTTGGTTTCGGTCTTCACAGGTTCTCCTATTTGTTGTGATATGTGGGTTGTGGCCTATTACTTTATGCGTTGCTTTCCTCCAGTGCAACATTATTTTGGTTGGGTTTTTTCGAGAAGATGATGACGCCATCGTAGTAGCGCACCACCACCTCGGTTCCAGCGGGGAATGCTGCCGCGATCTTCGAGTCGTGCAGGTCAATGATCGGCCTGGGTTTGCCGTTGCGTGTTGCCTTGGTGACTCGTCGCTCTCCATCCTCGCTTAGTTCAAGGGTGACGCTGCTGCGTCGGTGTGTGATTTGGTACGGGGTGTCAGGCAGAAAGCCTGCCTTGATCAGCTTGTTGCCTTCGATCCACACCCGCACTGATCTGCTTGTAGCTTTCGCTTTGGTTGTTGCTTCTGCGATCACGCTGCTACCTCCTGACTAAAACCAAGTCGGTGCATAATCGAATCTGCCTCGTCGTTATATAGGTTGAATCGTTCTTGCGACTCGTCGGTGTAGTGCTCATCGCCGTTGTCAGCGATCTCTGTATCGAGACCGCCATCGCCGTACTCTTCAGCTAAGATCACGGTAAGGTTTCCGCACATCTCAACCCATTGCTCGTTGGTCAGTATTATCTTGTTCAAGCTGCTACCTCCTTGTTGATTAAGTAATCGCCACCCCATTGATCTGCCATTGCTTCAGCCAGTCCCTTGTGGAACTTGCTGCGTATCTTCCAGCGATCTTTGGATGGTGGTGCCTTGTGGATGTCATCCCTTGCCGTCTCACGGGTTAGGGTGCTGGTGGGTTGTAGTGGTGGCAGTCCCTTCAACCAAAGGCAAGTGCGCTTTGTCACGTTGTCCTCGGCGTCGATGGATGCCGCAAACTCATAGGGCTGCACACTGGTCTGGATGAACTGCCCATCGTTCTTTGACTTCTTCTCCCATCCCTTACCCCATATGCGCTCCTTCGCATACTTGTGCATGACTGGATTCTCAACGGCAATCAGTGGCACGTCGGCATCTAGTAGTTCTCGAAAGAGCGCAGCGCCTTCATCAAGCTCAGACCACATGGACTCTAGTGTTCGGTCAGGTGGTGCTTTGTGTAGCCATCTGACTCCGCTGTTGCAGAGTCTGGTACAAGGTGGATGAGCAACCATCAACAGATCCCATTGCTCCATCTTCAGCACCTCTCGAACGTCTGCTTGGATGTGTCGGTTGGTTGGGGTGTCTGCTGGTAGGATGTCGCAAGACCACGCATCGTGGCCTGCCATATAAAACGCATCTCTCACGGTGCCGCTCGTCTCGCAAGCAACTAGTACTTTCAATTCACTCATTAGATTCTCCTGTTTATAGATCAGTGTTTAGGTCTTCAACTGACGCAATCAGCGCCAGCACCTCATGGAATTTGCGATCACCGCAAAGTTTCTTGAAGTCCTTGCGGCCCCACGGATCGAGGTCGCAGTACGCCTTGTGGACATCGATAAGTGCGCGGCGTAAGTCCGGCACTCTCGAATCTGCTATGCCTGCCTTGAGTAACATCTCACTCAGGTTTGCGTGGGTCTTGATTTTGGTTGGGGTCACGTTGCTCATTTCTTCGCCTCCTCTCTGTGAACTGATATGCGGGTGTCATCATTGACATAGGTATAGATCGTGATGCCTAGATCTTCGATCTCATAGCCTGTGCATGGCCCGTGGTCTGAATCTATGTCAGAAAATTTATGGCAAGGCCAGTGGCCTTCTGCCTCTTCTCCCTTGAGAGTTTCTTGATAGATCCAATCGAGCGCCCTTTCTTCTTTCTCTTTCCGTATACGACTTGCCAGCGTGAAAGTTTGAACTGCGAACCTATGTGCGCGATCTTTTTTAGCAGCAAACTCGCTGCGCTCACCCAGCCGGTCGAAGTGTTCCTCGGCAGCCAAAGTGAGCATACGAATCACGTCAAGCTGCACATCGGTCAAGTTGCTAAGATCCATTTCAGCTACTTCTAATTTGCTCATTGGGTTCTCCTTATGTGTTGGGTGTTTCAAACCATTCGTCCATGTCGTACTTCCAAACAACGACAGCCAGCTCCTCTCCATCAGGCAGCAGGTCATGCTCAGGGCCACAGACCCGTCCCTTCTCTTTTGGAAGGAACTCCCTTTCATGTTCCCACTGCGCCCCGATTCGGTATTGTGCGTGATACCGGGCACAGGCAAGGTTCTGGTTATGAACCCACTCCCTGAGATTGTTTTTCATTGAGTAAGAGAACCTGCCTCCAACGTCAGACTCTCTCACCCTGATAGCAGTGTCGCTGTTGCCATAACCTATGTGATGCAAAAGGTAGTGCAACTCATACCACTTGGACTCTTTAGGCCACATCGTTGGCCTGTGAGCTTTTATCTCTTCCATATCGGGATCTCCTATTTGTTGAACAGTTGCAGCAACTTGGTTGCCATGAAGGGGAAGTAGTTCTCGCAGATGTAGTCCTCACGCTTCTCGCTGTCGCCTTCCTTGAGTCCACCAGTACGTCGGGCTAGGTCGATGATGTCTGTGTATGAGAAGGCGATGTTCATAGTGCTGCACAGGCCAGACAACCAATCGACGCAAGCCTTGTGCTGTCCTGATCTCTCGATCAACCAGCCCATCTCTGACTCGAAGTTAAGCTTGGCGGCGACGATCTTCTCGCTATCGCTCATGCCTTCTTCGTTGTATGGGTTGCCGTCTGGGTCGGTGTATCCGCACAAGGTGATACTGTCGATAAGGTATTGTTTGATTTGGTTAGTCATTTGGATTTCTCCTGTTGGTTTGTGAAATTATTTTGCAGTGATAACTCCTGCATCGAACAGGTTCTGTATGGCCCAAGGTTCTATTGCCTGCGCTGCGATTAGCTGCCAAGCAAAGCCGGTATCGACTAGGTGTTGCCAAGCCTCGATCACCTTGGTCTCATCGGCCTCGATGAACCCTTTAACAATGCCTACGGCTGAGTAGTTATCCATCAGATTGCCTCCCAGTAGCTGTTGACTGGGCGATAGCGGCAGTCCCATGTATCGATCAGGTAGCCGTGCTCGACTGCCGTCAGGTGACCGCTATTACGCACGATAGCCACGCCCTCGAAGTTCCAGTCCTTGAGCTTGATCAGCTTGCCGTTGTCATCGCGGGGCGGCTTACGTTTGACCAGCCCTTGCTCTTCGGCATACCAGATCCAAACCTTGTCATGGTTAGGAAAGGCACCCAAGATCTGACCAATCCCCATGAGGTCATAGAATGTTGTGGAGTAGCGTTTGCCCAGCACAATGCTGAGTGATCTCACAACACAGTCATCCTTGAAAGTTTTGCAGAGTCGATCATCTGCATTCCATTGTTGATAATTCATAGCTATCGCCCTCCAAAGTAGAATCGTCCGTCCTCATTGAAATCACGCACTGCTATGAACATCACGCCTGCTGAGATAGAACAGAACGCAAGGCCCATGAACTTCATAGCCAGCACACCAAAGCGCAGGTCATCGATGCTTGTGGTGGTGAATGCGTAGTGGGTGAAGAACACGCCAACGAATAGCAATAGAATCGCTGCTGCCATCTTCGACATGAATGCTGCGAAGATCTTCAGTCCTCGCGTTAGGTCTCGAAAGAATCGTCTTGTCTTGTAGTCCATCATTGGATCTCCTGTTGTGTGTTTAGTATAACGTATCACGAGCAACGAGTCGTAACAACTCGGTCAATTTGTTGATCGATGATCTGGTCTTGCACGTAATCAGTGAGCACATCGAATCTGCGGAAATCTAATTCGTTAGGTCTCGCGGGGTGTATGTTTGGATCGTTGGCTAGTTCTCTGAGTAGGTCTAGCCTGACTTGATATGAATCTGGCAGGGTTAGATCGTAGTGATCTATCGTCTGCTCAACGATGTCTACCAAGTCCTTCAAGGTCAGGGATTTGATCTTCTCTTTCATGTTGTTTTCTCCTAGATATCCAAAATGATTTCGTCGAGGGTCACTGTGTTATCCTTCGCGGTAGTCCAGTTACAGTGCCCTGCGTGATATGCCTGCACCCATCGGTTAGCGGTGCGGTGTATTTCGATGCTGAGCAAAACCTTTTGCTTGGGTGTCATCTCATTAGCTGCTGCATGAATCAGTTTGTTGGTCGTGTTTTCTAACGTCTTGACTTCTATGTTCATCGGTTCTCCCTTGGGGCCGCTTATGCGGCCTCCTCTTGATTGATAGGTTGGCACTTGTCGATGTAGTCCACCGCCTGCTGCGCCAGTGATGCGGCCTTGTAGATTGCCTTGGGCTGCTCTTTCAAACAGGTCAACCAGTTGGCGAGATACTCGGCATGATCTGGCTTCGGTTCCATCGAGATGCCTAGCAAAGCACACTGAAACGCTGCGCCTAGCTCAGCAACAAGCTCCTCGAATGCATACTTCTTGTCGCCAAACTTGTGACCCTTCTCACGGCTCAGTCGGTGCGAGGCACCCGTCCAGTGTGTTAGTTCGTGAAGGAATGTTGAGTAGTAGCAATGCGTCGGGTCGGCAGTCTCGCTGCCAAGGAATAGCTCACGGTTCGGCATGTGGATGAAGTCGGCGTGTGAGTAGTACGCTGCACCCTTCGCACTGTGGCGCACGTCGGCACCTGTTGCCTCGATCCATTCATCTGCGGCCTGGACTATCTCGGTCTCATCATTGAACTCGGTGGGGTTAGGGTTCACCCATGCCTTGCTGATGAACTGCTCTTTCTTCTTGGTGCCCTTGACTCGTCGCATACATGCCAAGCCAGCCACCTCTAGCTGATCGGCAGAGAAAACATTGTAGGAGTTGAACACCCAGAACTTCACCTCTTCCTTGGTCTCTGGGTCTTCTTTCTTCCGTTCTGCCCAAAAATACACGGTGCTGGATTTCTCGCCCTTGCGAACTTGGTAGCCCTCTTGCTGCCATCGGTCATAGGTAGCCCAGTAGCCGCCACACAAGCCCAGCATCAGGATGTTGATGCCTCGGTACATCTTGCGCCCATCGAATGCTCGGCGCGGCAAGCCTCCTTGCCCATCGGTGAATGGTTTTGTCCAGTTGGTGCCGTGGGTCTCCATCTGTTTGATGATCGTCTCGGTGATCTGATCGAATTTGTTTGCTTGTTTTTTCATAGGATTTTCTCCGTTGGTTTTAGAATTCGGTGGCCTGTCTCATCAGTGCATCGGGGCCAATCGATACAGACCGCCGGAGCGGTTTCGACAGTTACTTAGGGGATCTTCGATAGTTCCAGTTGCTGCATACTGAAATGAACAGGTCTACATACTTTCGCGCTCTTCTCAGAGCCTCCTCTTCGCCGCGCTCAACAATCGATATGCGAGTCGTGCCGATGTGTTTGTTATCTATGTACTTGAGGACATAGAAACGCTCGGTATCTTTCTCGATTCGCACTCGATACTCGGTTGAGTTCAGGTATCCGGCATAGGTTCGGGCTGTTGTCACTACTTCGTAGGTCATTAGTTTTCCTAGTTATTGATTCAATCAAGCGCACTCAGTGAATGCGCTTTGTTCAATCAATCACTCCTCGTCTTCAAAGGTTTCCTGAATGAACGTCACATCGAAGCTCGCTTTCCAGCCAGCCACGGCGTGAACATTCCAGCCCTTTTCCACTAGGGCATCGTGCAGAACGTTTTCGATCATTTGGTTCAACTTTTCGCCCATGAATGCTTGAAACTCTTGGTCGGTTGAATGAACGAATTGCTGCTCGGTTGTCTGTGTCGCCATGTTTACACTCCAAGCTCGTTGAGTATTCGGTCGAGTTCCTCGGTTGGTATTACCTTCGCCTCGACTAGATCTGTGAGACCTGCGGTCTCGATTTCGTTCTCGATCATTAGGTTTTCAAATGCTGCGTGGTCGTTTAGTTCCATTGGATTTTCTCCGTTGTGGTTTGCTTGTTGGTTTACTCGAAAGCACTAGCCCGATTGCCAGTGCGCTCTGATAAACCATTACTTTTACAGATGTTGGGCGATGCCAGTCTTTCGGGCCATCTAGCAGTGTTGCCCGTCCGGGTCTTACTTCACTAGATGTTCAACCCTACGGGTTCACCATCGCTTTAGTCTGTCCGCTGTAATGCGGTGCAGGTGTCGCTAATCTTGTTGGCCTCGTTCCGTCCGTAGTTGACCTCAAATACTCGCTATCGATATGCCCGTTGCGGGACGATCTGCATAGCTCTTCGCCTATCCTGCCCTAGCACCTTTGACCGGCTAGTAGTCTCACCTTGGCAGCGCTGCCCGTTTCGGGACTCGCTTACACCGTGTTAGGTGGCGGGATTCAGTCGGCTCCCCGTCGCCGTTGGCATTTAAGAGACCACAACGAACATGCAATGTGCAACACCCCACAGCAAAATAATTTGAATTAATTTTGTTTATCGTTACGAATCAATAACTTACGAGCGAAAATAATTTGCACGGTTTGGGCTATTTGGGGGTAGTTTGCACGACTTGCCACTAATATGGGTCGTTAGTCGTGGTCTGTTCTGGGGTGATCTGGGGCCATAGGATAGGTGCCACTATATAGGGCGATTCGATGCAATGGATAAACTCACAAGCAAGCAAGAGCGGTTCTGCCAGTTGATCGCTGGGGGTAGCGATCAATCGACGGCATATAGGGAAGCATTCAATAGCACTGGCAAGGCATCGACGGTTCACAGTGAGGCGAGTCGGTTGATGAAGAACCCCAAGGTTTCCGCAAGGGTGGACGCTATAACCCAGCAGAAAACCGCTGCTATCGCCCGAGTCGCCGTGAACGATAGGCAGTTGGTAACGAATAAGTTAAGGGCTTGGGTAGAGGACGGTATCGATCCTAAAACGGGCGACGAGCCAACACCGGCACAATTACAGGCTGCACAATTGCTAGGCCGGACGGTTGCCATGTTTAGCGATAAACAAGTTGTCGAGACTGCTGATAGATCGCCAGAAGAAGTAGCAGAAGAGATAGAGCGCAGACTGGCCGAGGCTAACAAGAATAGTCAGAGCGATGGCGAGCCACTGCATTAAGTGTAACGGTTAACATCTAGCGACGAACGAATCACAACCATTAGACTAAGGGCGCTTTTCCCTGACGCCCTGGCAAGCAACGACACCCCCACCCCCCTGTACGCGCATGCGCATGCATATATACATACATAGTAAAACACTCAAGCGATTACCCCTTTTTTCCCTGAGAGTATAACGTGCAACATGCAACCTACCCTTTTATTCTCAGATAAAGGCCTAGGAGTCCCAGCCCCAAAAAAAATTTCTAAAAATTTTCACTTATTGTTGACAATCTTTGTCAAGTGCCTCAGTCTGCTAAACTCTCCTATAGTTGACATAGAACGTTCTACAGGTTGAACGTAATACGGCACCTTTAGGTGGTCGGTGCCGAGATAGCTATTTAACGAAAGCCATCTATAGAAAGCGTTCTATAGAGAGCCATCTATCGAAAGCGTTCTATGGAGCGAACTTGTCGAAACGAATTGACTCAAAGCTTTTAGAGAAGCTCCCAGATCTTCCATTAGAAGATCAGAAAGAGATCCTTTCGCTTCTTGAAGACCTTGAAGAATCTGAAAAGAAAGAACGTGCTAGAGATAGCTTCATGGGTTTCACCAACTATGTGTGGCCTGCGTTCATTGAAGGACGGCACCACAAGATTATGGCAAACGCCTTTGAGCGCGTTGCTAGTGGTGAACTAAAGCGTCTGATCGTTAATATGCCTCCACGGCATACCAAATCAGAGTTCGCTTCGTATCTATTGCCTGCTTGGTTTTTAGGCAAGTATCCCGAGAAGAAGATCATTCAAACCGCGCATACCGCAGAGTTATCTGTGGGGTTTGGTCGTAAGGTGCGTAACCTTGTAGACAGCGATGATTACAAGATGGTATTCCCTGATCTAGGACTGCGATCCGATAGCAAAGCCGCTGGTCGATGGAGCACCAGTAAGAACGGTGAATACTTCGCTATTGGTGTTGGCGGTGCGGTCACTGGTAAAGGTGCAGATCTGCTGATCATTGATGACCCGCATTCTGAGCAGGAAGGCCAGAGTGCCGACGCAGGTGTCTTTGATCGGGTGTATGACTGGTACACATCAGGCCCACGTCAGCGTTTACAGCCTGGTGGTGCGATCATTGTAGTGATGACCCGATGGCACAAACGGGATTTGACGGGGCAGATCATCAAGTCTTCTGTTCAACGTGCAGGCACAGATGAGTGGGAAGTCATTGAGTTCCCCGCAATCATGCCTTCCGGCAAAGCATTGTGGCCTGAGTTCTGGTCTTTAGAGGAGTTAACCGCTCTACAGAACGAACTGCCTGCGCCGAAGTGGAATGCCCAGTATCAGCAAAACCCAACCTCAGAAGAGGGTGCGCTAGTTAAGCGTGAGTGGTGGCAAGAATGGGAAGACGCAACCCCGCCGCCGTGCGAGTTTATTATTCAGTCTTGGGACACAGCGTTCCTAAAGACACAACGTGCCGACTACTCGGCGTGTACAACGTGGGGGGTTTTTTACAAACCCAACTCTGAAGGCGTAATGCAGCCCAACATCATCTTGTTGGATGCCTACAAAGAGCGGTTAGAGTTCCCTGAATTGAAAAAGACGGCACTAGAGTTCTATACAGACTGGCAACCCGATGCGTGTATTGTGGAAGCCAAAGCTGCTGGTATGCCGTTGATCTTTGAATTACGGGCTATGGGTATACCTGTCGGTGAATACACCCCGTCTAGGGGCAACGACAAGATATCAAGGGTCAACGCAGTGTCAGACCTGTTTGCGTCAGGGATTGTGTGGGCACCAGGTACACGGTTTGCCGAAGAGGTGATCGAAGAGTTTGCATCGTTTCCTTCTGGTGAACACGATGACCTTGTGGATTCATCCACACAGGCACTACTCAGGTTCCGGCAAGGCGGGTTCTTGAGACTCAACTCAGACGAAGAAGACGAACCGTTCTATCCGAAAAGGGCCACTTATTACTGATGGTTGAGGTAAATGGCTGGCTTGTCGAAAAAGCCTTTAGGCCATTGTTTAGAAGATTCTCGAAGAAGGGCAATCGTGTGTTTTTTGATAACGCAGACTTCCCTGTCACCGCTGTTCTAGAACAAAACTACGATGTGATCAGGGCAGAGTTCGAGAAGATGCGGAACCGTATAGATGAGTTCGCGCCGTTTCAGACCATCAGCCCAGATCAGATATACATCTCTAACGATGACAAGTGGAAGATGTTTTTCTTGAAGGCAGGCAAGATCCGCTTTGATCGGAACTGCCAAGAGTTCCCTGAGACTATGAAGATCATAGACGCCGAGAAGAATCTGATATCTGCCTACTTCTCAGTGATCGGGCCAAGAAAGATGTTGATGCCTCACGAAGGCCCGTGGTGTGGGATACTCAGGGTGCATCTAGGTCTTGATATACCAACCGAAGGCAAAGGCTGTGTGTTGGTGGTGAACAAGCAAGAGTATCGGTGGGAAGAAGGCAAGACTGTTGTCTTTGATGACACCTACGAACACATGGCGGTAAACATGACCAACCGTAACAGGGTGGTTTTGTTTCTGGACTACATGAGACCGTTGCCTGCACCGCTGAGTTGGTTGAACCACTTTGTGGTTTATATGGCACGATTCATGGACTATTTCAAAGAGCCGATAAAACGGCACAAGGAATGGGAAAAACAATTTTATAAGGACGCTGTTTGATGGCTTTCCTGCAAAGCAATATCCCGTACTTCAAGTGCTGGGTAAGGAAGGAATACACCCACAACCACGCCAAGTATCACGGTGAGTTCATACACGCGATGGCAGTCGCTGTAACAACAATGCCGTGTCGTAGCTTGAGCTTCCAGATGATATTCACTGGGGCCGAGACCTACGATGACGATGACGAGCCGAACGTACACGGCGGTGCGATGTGGGCAAGGATGCCGATCACAGGTCTAGTAGCAGATACTCCGCTAGAAGAGTGGCCTGAGCCGATGCCAACGTGGGCAGCGCAACCGTGGGATTGTAGTTCGCGGGAGCATTCGGTATATGTCTTGGATCGTTGTACGCCGTGCCCCTGGCTTGCTAAGATCGATGGCGATATGTATCCAGCTAGGTATATGTTCACAGTGGATTACACTGACAACGAGATAGCTGATGACCCTGCACAACACAAGCAGAGTCATGTGATGGAGCTTTTAGATGCTGGTAAGTGGACGGGGAATATCGTTGCTTTGCCTAACAATAGGGTTAGAGTGACACATCCGGCATGGTTTGAAACAGGCGAAGGTGCCCCAGACTTCAGACCATCCCAGCACATTCACTACAGTAAGTCCGATTTGGATTACACGTTAGATGTGAATCAAGTATTCGATAATCTCTACGCAGGAGAAGATGATGAAGAAAAAGACTAAAGGCTACCAAGCTGGTGGCAAGATGAAAGCTAAAGGCTATATGGCTGGCGGCAAAATGAAAACCAAAGGCATGAGTGCTGGTGGCAAGATGCCTATGGTCAAAAAGGGCGGTGAGATGGTTCCCGCTTTTGCTGCTGATGGTGTTGGCAAAATGCAGGCTGGTGGTAAAACTGGCGGCATGAAGGTTAGCCCAAAGATGATGGCTAACGGTGGTGTCGCTAGAGTGCAGATGAGAGAAGGAGGCAATACAGTTGCCCGTGGTTCTGGTGCGGCCCGACCTCAAAAGTTCACGAAGAACGGATAGATGGCTATTGACCGCCCTTTGGCTACGCCAGAGTCGATATTTTCTCAGGGAACCGGCGATGAGCCTGACCTAGAGATAGAGATTGTTAATCCTGATGCGGTATCTATAGAAACCGAAGACGGCGGGATGATCATCGACTTTGACCCAGACATGGTGCCAATGGGTGCGGAGTCCCACGACTCCAACCTAGCTGAGTTTATTGATGAGGGCGATCTTTACGGTATCGCCTCTGAGCTTGTCGGCTCCTTCAAGTCAGACAAAGAAAGTCGTGCAGACTGGGAACGAACCTACATTGAAGGTTTGGATCTGCTGGGGCTGAAGCATGAAGACCGCACCACCCCTTGGGATGGCGCTTGTGGTGTGTTTCATCCACTGCTTACCGAGTCAGTCATTAAGTTTCAGTCTCAGGCGATACAAGAGTTGTTCCCAGCGGGTGGGCCTGTAAAGACCTCAGTGGTCGGCACCATTACCCCTGACAAGGAAAACCAAGCGAATCGAGTTCAAGACTATCTGAACTACCTGCTGACCGAGAAGATGACCGAGTATCGGCCTGAAACCGAACGGATGTTGTTCTCTTTGCCTTTGGCAGGTTCTGCTTTCCGTAAGGTTTACTACGATCCCAACATGGGTCGGCCTTGCAGTATGTTTGTTCCGGCAGAAGACTTCGTTGTTAGTTACGGTGCCTCAGACTTATCAACGTGTGAGCGATACACACATGTGATGAAGCGCAGCGCAAATGAGATTCGTAAGCTCCAAGTTGCAGGTTTCTACTTAGATGTGGAGTTACCAGCAGCCGCCCCCGATTACGATGACATAGAGCGCAAGTACAACGAGCTAACCGGCGACTCTGCCAACTACGACATGGATTACCGGCACACCATCTTAGAGATGAATGTCGATCTAGATCTTGTCGGGTTTGAAGATACGAACAAAGGTGAGCCTACTGGCATCATGTTGCCGTATGTGGTGTCGATTGATCTGTCATCTCGCACGATACTGTCAATACGACGTAACTGGTATGAGACCGATGAGCGCAAGATGAAGCGCGATCACTTCGTTCACTACCAGTATATGCCGGGTTTAGGCTTCTACGGGTTTGGTTTGATCCACATGATTGGTGGATTGGCGAAATCTGCTACCTCTTTGCTCCGTCAACTGGTTGATGCAGGCACACTTGCCAACTTACCAGGTGGCTTGAAGGCTCGAGGTTTACGAATTAAGGGTGATGACACCCCGATCATGCCTGGTGAGTTCCGAGATGTGGACGTTCCGGGTGGATCGATCAAAGAAAACATCAGTTTTCTGCCCTACAAAGAGCCAAGTACTGTTTTGTATCAGCTTATGGGCGACATTGTTGAGGAAGGCAGACGGTTTGCGTCGGCGGCAGACGTAAAAGCAGCGGATATGAACGCTGAAGCACCTGTTGGCACCACCTTAGCGATACTAGAACGCTCTATGAAGGTGATGAGTGCGGTTCAAGCGCGTCTACATGCCTCTATGCGTAGTGAATTACGGCTGTTATCCAACGTTGTGCGTGATTTTGGGCCTGAATCGTACCCATACGACGAAGAAAACAAGCCAATGGTGGCTGAAGACTTCGATGATCGGGTAGATATCATCCCAGTTAGCGATCCAAACGCCGGAACGATGGCTCAGCGCATCATGCAGTACCAAGCGGCACTACAATTAGCGCAACAAGCGCCAGAAATGTACGACATGCCGCTATTACACCGGCAAATGCTAGAAATCTTGAACATTCGGGACGCAGATAAGATCGTTCCAACGGATGACGACCAAGAACCGACTGATCCGATCACTGAAAACATGAATATGATCAACGGTAAGCCTGTTAAAGCGTTTGCCTACCAAGATCACGAAGCTCACATCCAAGCGCACAAGGCAATGGCAGAAGATCCCAAGGTTATGGAGATCATGTCCAAGAGTCCTAACGCCAAGAAGGCTATGGCAGAGCTTGCAGCCCACGTTCAAGAGCATTTGGCGTTCCAGTACCGGCTTGAGATTGAAAAGCAGCTTGGATTCGAGTTGCCACCTCCTGGAGAGCCGCTGCCTGAAGATATTGAGTTCAGAATCTCTAGATTGGCGGGTCAAGCCGCTGAACAGTTGAAAGGTTCTAACCAGCAACAGGCTCAACAGCAGAAGGCGCAACAGCAATCACAAGATCCCATCATTCAGATGCAGCAAAAAGAGTTGCAAATCAAAGAGATGGAAGCACAGACTAGGGCACAGTCCGAAATGGGCAGATTGCAGCTTGATGCTCAAAAGGCTATGGCTAGGGCAGACCTTGATCAGCAACGTCTAGATCAACAAGCAGAGATTGAGCAGGCAAGGCTTGGTGTAAAGATTGCTGAGCAAGAATCTAAAGACCAAGTAGAAGGTTTGAAGGCTGGTATACAGATAGCGAAAGAAGTGTTTGATGAATAACGCTTCTCAGAATGTGTTTGATTACATGAGGGATCATTTACGGGTTCAAATGAACGAGTATGCAGATCATGTAAGCGGCGGGGCATGCAAAGACTTCAACGAGTACGCAAAGGTATGCGGAATCATTGAAGGTTTGGCCCTAGCTGAGCGAGAAATTTTAGACTTGAAGTCAAGATTCGAGTCTGAATAACGCCGCATGAAGCGGTGCAAGCGACTCTGGACGCTTTTTTCCAGTGCAGAAGGTAATACTAATGTCTGAAGCATTAGCACAAGGTGAGGTGGGATCGGTATCGATTTCTCCAGATCCAGTAACCGAGGACAAAGAGCCTCGCTCGGCGCAGCAGTTGCCGGAACCGAAAGGTTATAAGCTGTTAATCGCTCTACCTGAGCCTGATGAAATGACTGAGGGAGGCATCTTAAAAGCTGCCAAAACTCTGCAAGACGAAGAGGTAGGGTCTATTGTCGGCATGGTTCTGAAGCTCGGAGCAGATGCTTATAATGACCCTAAGCGATTCCCCTCCGGCGCTTTGTGTAAGGAAGGCGACTGGATTCTTATGCGTTCTTATTCAGGCACCCGATTCAAGGTGCATGGTAAGGAGTTTCGGTTGATCAACGATGATTCTGTTGAAGCCACTGTAGAAGATCCAAGGGGGATTATTAAGGTATGAGTGAAGCACAAATGGAGCCGGAAGCTCCTGAAGCAACTTCCGCAGAGGAAAAGTTCTTTGGCGTCCGTACACAGATCGGTAAAAGCCGAGATGAAGTGTCACCAGACTCTGATATAGAACTGGAAATCGTTGATGACCGTAGCGCAGAAGATCGTCGGCCTCCAAAGTCTGAGGCGTTATCTGATGATGAAGACGATGATGAGCTAGAAGGTTACAGCGAAAAGGTTCAAAAGCGAATCAACAAGCTTCGTTATGAACAACACGAAGAGCGGCGACAACGCGAAGCCGCTGAAAAGATGCGTGAAGAAGCTGTGCGGGTTGCTCAACAGCTTGCCTCGAAGAATAAAGAGATGGAATCTCTGATCAATCGTGGTGAGGGAGCGTTAGTCGCTCAGATCAAGCAACGCGCAGAACTCTCTTTGCAACAAGCCCGTGATAGCTACAAGAAGGCGTATGAGGAGGGCGATACTGATAACCTAGTATCTGCACAAGAAACCCTCACAAGAGCGCAAGCAGAGCTACATGAGGCCGAGAGATACGAAACAAACGTCGCATCTCAACAAGCTCAACGAGAGCAGTACGAACAACAGTCGTATCAGCAGCAAGTTGCTGAACAGGCTGTACAGAATGTTGCTCAACAACAGCCGCCACAGGTAGATCCTGAAGCTGCAAGTTGGGCGCAAAAGAACTCTTGGTTCATGCAGGATGGCTTTGAAGAAATGACAAGCCTTGCTTATGGCACACATGCCGCTTTGATAAAGCGAGGCATCCAGCCTAACAGCCAAGAGTATTTCCGACAGATTGATTCTCGTCTGAGACAAGCTTTCCCAGACTATGATTGGCAGGATAATGGCGACACATATGGGCGTGACGCATCCGTGACTGCTAATCAACCCTCGACGGTGGTGGCACCCTCCGCAAGGAGCAACGGTGCTAAACCGCGCAAAATACGGCTAACGTCCACCCAGCTTTCTCTCGCTAAGAGGTTGGGTTTAACCCCTGAACAGTACGCGAGGCAACTCGCAAAGGAGACCTCGTAATGTCTGAAGAGCGCACACCAAGAAAATCAACTTCTCGTAAAGTAGATGAAAGACCGACTGACACATGGAAGCCTGCCTCGATCCTGCCTGACCCAGAGCCACAAGATGGTTATGTGTTTCGGTGGGTTAAGACATCGCTTCTTGGTCAATCCGACAACACCCATGTTTCTAAAATGTTCAGAGAAGGTTGGTCGCCCGTAAAGGCTGAAGACCATCCTGAACTAATGCTGGCTTCCGATATCGGATCTCAGTTTGAAGGCAACATTGAGGTTGGTGGATTGTTGTTGTGCAAAGCACCAGAGGAAACGATGGCTGCTAGAACGCAACATTTCCAGAACATAGCGGAAAACCAAATGTCATCGGTTGATAACAACTACCTAAGAGAAAGCGACCCTAGAATGCCTATGCTCAATCCAGAGCGTAGCACTAGGACTACTTTTGGAAGAAACTAACTCTTAGCAGGGGTTAGTTATTATTAACTAGGAGGCCATTATGGCTACTGTTGCTACCCCTATGGGTGCCGAACCAGTTGATACTTTAAGTGCGAGCGGCTCGTTCACGGGAAAAGTTCGTCACATTAAGATCGCTAATGCTTACGCTACCGCTATTTTTTATGGTGATTTCGTAAAGCTGGTTGCTGCTGGCACCGTTGAAAAAGCCGCTGTAACAACTTCTGTTGCTGCTGGCACTGTTGGTATCTTTGTAGGCTGCGCTTACACAGACCCATCAACAAACCAAAAGACGTTTAACCAACAATTCCCAGCATCTACGGCTGCTGACGATATCGTTGCTTACGTTGTTGACGATCCTAAGTTGTTGTTCCGTATGCAAGGTGATGAGGCTATTGCTCAGACCGGCCTTGGAAACAACATCTCAGCGGTTAGCACTGCTGGATCAACCTCAATCGGTCGAAGCAAGAACGCCCTAGACGGCGGCTCTATCGCTACGACTAATACACTACCACTGCGTGTCGTTGATTTCGTAGATGGCCCATCAAGCACCGTAGGTGATGCATTCACAGATTGCATCGTTACCTATCTGCCCTTGAGCCACGCTTACGAAACCAAGCTCGGCGTATAAGGAGAATTAGGCAATGGCAATTTCAAGAGCGCAAATGCTTAAAGAACTCCTGCCTGGGCTTAACGCCCTGTTTGGTTTGGAGTACGAAAAATACGAAGACGAGCACACTCTCATTTATGAGACAGAAAGCTCTGATCGTTCATTCGAGGAAGAGGTAAAGCTGTCAGGCTTTGCAGCGGCTCCTGTTAAGGCAGAAGGTGCAGCAACGAGCTATGACTCAGCGCAAGAGTCTTTCACCGCTCGGTACAATCACGAAACCATTTCGATGGGCTTTGCGATCACCGAGGAAGCGATGGAAGACAATTTGTACGATTCTCTTTCGGCTCGTTACACCAAGGCGCTTTCTCGCGCTATGGCGTACACGAAGCAAGTCAAAGCAGCTAACTCGCTGAACAATGGCTTCACCAGCTTCCAGTCTGGAGACGGTGTTACCCTGTTCAACGCTTCGCATCCATTAGTGAATGGTGGCACCAATGCCAACCGTCCATCTACTGGCGCTGACTTGAACGAAACATCTTTGGAAAATGCAATCATTGAGATCGCTGCTTTCACTGATGAGCGAGGTCTACTGATTGCAGCACGTCCTCGTCGTTTGATCGTACCACCCGCTTTGATGTTTACAGCAGATCGTCTGCTCGAAACCACTCAGCGTGTTGGCACTGCTGACAACGACATCAATGCCATCCGTAACATGGGTGCGATCCCAGAAGGTTACGCCGTCAATCATTACCTGACTGACAGCAATGCTTTCTTCTTGATCACCGATGTACCGAATGGTATGAAGATGTTCGAGCGTACTCCGCTTGAAACGTCTATGGACGGTGACTTCGACACAGGTAACGTGCGCTATAAAGCGCGTGAGCGTTACTCATTTGGTGTATCTGACCCATTGGGTATTTACGGATCGCCAGGCTCTAGCTAGAGTCAAGGATTGGTGGCTCCTTATGGGGCCACCTTTTTTCCTGACCGATTGTTCCACGTGGAACATAAGGACTAACCCAGACAGGAGACTACAATGGGTACTACAACTTTCACTGGTGCGGTTCGCTCTGAAAGCACCTTCAAAACCGTAAGCAAAGACAGCACCTCTGGTGCGATTACTGAGGTTGCAACTATTGGTGACGGCCCTGTAAGCCTAGCTGACGGCAATATTACGATTACTAATGCCACGCATAGCGGCAGAACCATACTTGTCCCAGATGGCGGTCAAGACAACACTTACACCTTACCTGCGCCAATCGCCGGTTCTGTGTTCCGTTTTGTTTACGCTGGCGGCGCTGCTGATGCGACTGACGCAATCATCGTCACCCCAGGAAACACTAACTTTTATATTGGCGGTGTTACTTTCTTAGATACGGATGGTAACGAGGTGAGTTCAGTATTCTCTGATGGCAACTCTAACAGCAGCATACAGTTGAATGTGCCTGCCGGATTTGATGTAACCATCGTTGGTTTGAACACTACCAACTATCAAATCTTCGGAAATGTTACGAGCACAACCGCGCCTGCATTTGCCGATCAGTAACAGGAGCTTGATATGGCTGATGCAGTAGCAACTCAAACCATACAGGACGATGGCAACACAGCTATCTTTCGATTCACTAATGTGAGCGATGGAAGTGGCGAGAGTGCAGTTACTAAAATTGACGTATCTGCGCTTGCCTCTGATCCTGTGACAGGCGCTGCTTGTACGAAGGTAAGCATTCAGAAGATCTATTACTCGACCATTGGTATGGGTGTGAAGATCTTCTTTAATGCATCTACTAACGTGCTTGCTTGGCAGTTAAACGCCGACTGGGCTGACACGTTGGATCTGTCTGATTTTACAGGCATACCCAACAACGCAGGCTCTGGCGTCAACGGCGACGTATTGTTTACCACTGTAGGGCACTCTAGTGGTGATGTGTATAGCATCATCATGCAGGTGCGTAAGCACTTCTAAGATGGCTGAGAAAAAGAAAAGCAAGTCTCGAGTAAACGAAGCTGGCAACTACACGAAGCCAGCTTTGCGTAAGAGGCTGTTCAACTCAATCAAAGCTAGTGGTAAAGGCGGCAAGCCTGGTCAGTGGTCTGCGCGTAAAGCGCAGATGCTGGCTAAGCGTTATAAGGAATCTGGCGGGGGCTACAAAGACTAATGCCTCTCAAGAAGTCCCAGAAGTCCTTGAAGAAGTGGACAAAGCAGGAGTGGGGAACCAAGTCTGGTAAACCCTCTACCCAAGGCAAGAAGGCGACAGGTGAAAGGTATCTCCCGAAGAAGGCTAGAAAGGCTCTATCAGACAAGGAGTACGCTGCCACTTCCAAGAAGAAACGAGAAGACACCAAGAAGGGAAAGCAGCACTCAAAGCAGCCCAAGAAGATAGCTAAGAAAACAGCGAGGCATCGCAAATGAGTTTGACCGATGCAGAGAAGAACCGGCTAAAAAAGGTTGGTCTTAGTGGACTGAACAAACCAAAGCGCACCCCAAAGCATCCGTCTAAGAAGGCGGTTGTTGCTGTTAGGGATGGCGAAAAGATGAAGATCATTCGGTTTGGTGATCAGAAGATGGGGCATAATTATTCAGCAGAAGCGCGTAAAAGCTTCAAAGCCCGTCACGGCAAGAATATCAAAAAGGGCAAGACATCAGCCGCATACTGGGCGAATAAGGTGTTTTGGTCTGGCAAGGGTGGTAGCACTAAGAGTCCACCTAAGTCACAGAAACAAAAGTTTGGTCGAGACTGATGGCAATTAGTCGGGCGCAAATGGGTAAACAGATTAAGAATGCGCCAGCAAAGAAGAAGCGCGTTTCTAAGAAGAAGCAAAAGGCTAGGAGGCCGTAATGGGTAAGAAAGAGATAGGGCAAATACTTGGTGGTGGTTTGGGTGGTTTAATAGCTCAAGAGCCATTAGCTGCTATCAGCCCTCTGGGTGGTTACCTGAAGCGTCAGCGCGATAAAAAGAAAGATCGGCGACTAGAGAGGGAGGCCGCTGAAGCTGCTGAAAAGGAGCGCATGGAAAAAATTACGGCTGGCTCTACCTCCATGAGCGCCGGAGGTAAGACAAGAACAAAGCCTATTGATGGGATAGCTATCAAGGGTAAGACTCGCGGAAGAATGATCTAGATGGCTACCAGCGGCACGTTTACATTCAACCTAGATCTTGCCGATTCACTGGAAGAGGCATTTGAACGGGCGGGTTTAGAGCTTCGCAGTGGGTATGACTATAAGACCGCTAGACGCAGCCTCAACCTAATGATGCTGGAGTGGCAGAACAGAGGCTTGAACCTTTGGTCTGTAGACTTTGCTACACAAGCACTTACCGCTGGAACGAATCAGTACACGCTAGATGGCAAGATTCTAGACATTATCGAAGCTTTTGTCAGGACAAGTGCAGGTGAGGTCAATCAGCAGTTTGACCAGTCGATGACTCGAATCTCTGTAAGCCAGTACTCGAATCTTTCAAACAAGCTCACGCAAAGCAAGCCGTTGCAGTATTACGTCGAGCGTAACGCTGACGCAATCACAATCAATGTGTGGCCCACACCTGATGACCAAGAGACCTATCAGTTTGGTTATTACTACATGGAGCGTGTGGAGGATGCTGGCAACTCAGCGGCGAACAACATAGATGTTCCTGCTCGATTCTTGCCTTGCTTAGTTAGTGGTTTAGCTTATCAGTTAAGCATGAAGTACCCATCAGCGGGTGCTAGAGCGCAAGCCCTAAAGGCTGACTACGAAGAGCAATGGACGCTTGCCTCAGACTCGGATCGCAACAAAGCGTCATTGTACGTTTCTCCTGGGGGGTATTCGTTTTGAGTTCATACACTAGAGGTAAGTACGCTTTCGGTTACTGCGACATGACTGGGTTCAGGTATCCGCTCAAGGACTTGGTGCCTGAGATTGTTAACCAGCGACCTACAGGATTTTTGGTAGGCAAGGATGTTGTTGATCCAGATCAGCCACAGTTGCAGTTAGGTAAGGTGCGGGTTGATGACCCTAGAGCACTGAGAAATCCAAGACCTGACAGAGGGTTAGATGAAAGCCGAATACTGGCTTCTTTCAATCCAGTGGGTCAAGTTGGCTTAGATTGTTCAGGTCACGTCGGTATCGTTACAGTGGTGACAAGCTAATGGCGTGGACGTTCACAACCCTGAAGACAGCGATACAAGATTACCTTGAGACAAACGAGACAACGCTTGTTACCAATCTTCCTACGATAATTACTCAAGCAGAGGAGCGGATTCTTAAATCTGTTCAGTTGCCTAATTTCAGGAAGAATGTCACGGGTACACTGACACAATCAAACACCTATCTAGAAACTCCTTCTGACTTTTTGTCGCCTTACTCGTTGGCTGTAGATAACAGTGGTTACGAGTACTTGTTGTTTAAGGATGTGAACTTCATACGGCAAGCGTATCCAACAGCATCTACCACGGGGATACCCAAGTATTACGCGATCTTTGATGACACAACTTTCATTGTTGGGCCAACCCCAAACGGTAACTTAACAGTAGAGCTTCATTATTTTTACAGGCCGCAATCAATCACCGTGTCTTCTGACGGCACAAGCTGGCTGGGCGATAACGCAGAGAATGCGCTTTTATACGGTAGCCTTGTTGAGGCATATACCTTCTTGAAGGGTGAACCCGATCTGATGCAGCTTTATCAAGCTCGATACGACTCCGCTTTGGCAGATCTTAGAGCCTTGGGTGAGGGTTACAGCACAACTGACAGCTATCGCTCAGGCGAAGTAAGGTCTGCTAGATGACAGCGGTTGGTCATGTTGGCAACGTTGTTGTTGCCACAACACAGAACAAAGGACACGACCCTGATTTTTGGGCGGATTCTGCAACAAAGCGTATTGTCAGTGTGGGTGAGAACAGTCATCCGTTGCTTGCAGAGCAGGCGTTATCTTTCCAAGAAGACATACGGAAGGTTATCGGTTATTACATTAAGGAAGCGATCAGAAGTGATCGGGCAACTTTAGCTGCTGAAGTTGAAGCTCAGGGTCAACCTGATTTGGCAAACATAATACGGAGACTTACATGAGTATCACATCTGCGCTATGCACATCGTTCAAGCAAGAGATTCTTGTCGGCACACATAACTTTACCGCTACCTCTGGTAATACTTTCAAGCTGGCGTTGTACACAAGCTCTGCCACATTGAATGCAAGCACTACTGCCTACACCACATCAAATGAGGTGTCTGGAACGGGATACACGGCGGCGGGTGCAGCTTTAACAAGCGTGACCCCTACCACGTCAAGCACAACGGCGTTTTGTGACTTTGCCGATCTCACGTTCAGTTCGAGCACGATCACTGCAAACGGTGCCTTGATCTACAACGATACTCAGTCAGACAAAGCTGTTTGTTCTTTAGCCTTTGGTGGTGATAAGACAAGCACCGCTGGAGATTTCACCATACAATTTCCAACGGCTGATGCCAGTAATGCGATCATTCGTATCGCCTAGCGATGGCAATTGTTAATGGTTGGGGCAGAGGTACTTGGGGCCAAGGTGCGTGGAATGAAGCGATACCTGTTGAGGTTACCGGCGTTGCTGGTACAGGCGCTGTCGGGTCTGTCACAGTCACGGCAGACGCAATTGTCTCTGTCACAGGCGTTTCTGGCACAGGGGCAGTCGGGTCAGTCTCGATCATTGAAGGGACAGGCGTTACGTTCTCTGTTACAGGAGTTGC